TTTTTGAAGATCCGTCTCTTAATTTAGGCATCCAAGAATTAGGATTTTGTGTAAAAAATTTTTGTATTTTTTCATTATAACCATCATAACATTGTATTGTGGGTGGGTCATCTGTTTTTGTAGGCGTGCTTACTTTTTCTCCTATGTTAGGTTGGTCATCTGTTTTTGTAGACGTGTTTACTTTTTCTCCTATGTTAGGTTGTCCCAATGCTGGTGATGGAGTATCATAATTTCCCTTTAAGAATAGAGTAAGTGCTTTTTTTACAATTTCGGATTTTGGTGCAAAATACACATTTTTTAGACTCATCAACCACATGGGTAATTGTTCTATAGTTTTATTTATTTCTTCGCCTAGTGGTATAATACTTTGGTCATCTGGTGCAAGTTCCATCGCCACCCTTAATTTCTCCTTTCTGTCTTTTATCATCAGGGCTTTTTTTATTTTATAATAATTTATAAATAGTTGAAAACGTTTAACATCTGGTTTTGAATTATCATACCCATTTATATCCTTTAATTGTTTCCAATGTATTTTCATTTTTCCTCCAGATGGAGATTTTCCATAAAAAGGCTCACTATTGCGAGATTTGGGGAAAAATTTATAAAATTCTAAATAACTAACAACATAAAATAGAACATCACCAATTGAAAAAAACTTATTATCCTGTGTCCATATTTCAAAAGAATCATCTATACTAGGCTCAAGAAGATCTCCTGTTCCACTTTCTACGTATTTAATTTCCATATCACCTTTTACTATGCTTAATATCTCATTATTTCTTTCAAACGGTGTACTTAAGTACTGATAAATTTTACGTAATAATATATTTAATCTACCTAATGTTTCTCTCCCACTTGGTATTGGTTGCATAATATCATTAAATAACTCGTATACCGTTTTAAGATTTTGTTGTATGGTAAGTTTATCCTCTACATTTCCCCTTGTATATTCATATTTGCGAGTTTTAGCATCAATCGATACCGGCATGCTAGTAGATAATCCTGAACTAGTTGTAGCATAATTAATGTTTATATAATCATAAGAAATTTCAGTTATTCTTTTTTCATCATCATAATCCTTTGTAAATTTTTTTAATATGTTTAACATTTTTTTATTTTCTAAAACAATAGACAGTCTTTTGTCATTATCTAGTGAAGACTTAGTTTGTAATTCTTTAGTAAATTTTTCAAATTCTTTTCCCCATAAAGCGTTTGAAAAGAAAGACCAATTTTTTCGTGCTTCGGCAATACCTCCACTTTGGATTTTATAATTATTCATAATATATAATATTATTAGATTAAATACTAATATTATACTTAAAATTCACTATCAGAACTTCTGTTTCCACCACGAGAGTTTAAATAACAAGCTTGTTCTTTTGTGATACACGCACAACCATCTCCTCCACTAACATTAGAGTTATCGCAACAGTTTCCACTAAATTCATTATTAGCCCACATAAATAATTGTCCTTCTGGTAAAGGAACAACAGGTGCTAATTTATCGCCGCCAGCAACTTCGCCCATATTTACTTTTGCGTCGTATTTATCATTATGAACACCATCATTCATTTTGTAACCAATAGCGGCACCTGCTACTTCCATACCTTCAAGAGTAGCACATCCACAAAGTAAGTGGCTACATAATAACATTCCTATTACTACTGAAATAACAATAACTTCAACTCTTGCTTTAAAACCGAAAACTTTAATTTCCATATTATACATATTTCATAGATAAAAATTACGAGAGCGCGTATAATTTATCTCTTATATCTAAAATATTTTCAATCGCAGAGTTATAATCTCTTACTCTAATTCCATTTATGATAAAGAATCCATTATTAGTAATTAAATGATATAATTTTTGGGGCCTATCTATAACTTTACCAAATTTATCTAATGTATTAAAATTTCCTAAATCAGCGTCACAGATATGAAGATTTGGTGCTCCAATTATTTCAAAACCATTAAAATAATATTTCCGAATGTATGATATATTTTTAGTGTCTATTTCTACTGTAGCTAATACTCTTTCACCGCCACGTAATATATCATTAACCTGTACATCTTTTAATTTTATTTCGTTTCCTTCATCTAATTCAATTAAGCTATTACCATCTATACCAGATTCTAAAAATTTATGAATATCGCTTAATGGTGAATAAGTTTGTAAATAATCTAAGTTTTTTAATTTAATAACATCTACAGGTTCAATATCATCCCAATCTAAAAACTTATAATTGTTAATATTTATTCGTTTACTTTCAGTGGAAAGACAATAGATATAAGGTTCATAATAATTTTCTATTTTAATACTTTCAGGATGATCTTTTATGAAAACCCATCCTTTAATATCATGTAAAACCTTATGGGTTCCACTTATAATTATATTATTAAAGTTATACATATCATTACTATTTACTATTTTAAAGGAAGCTGTTACTCTATCTCCATTTTTCAATATTGTTCCAGATTTTATATTAGATATATTTTGAAATCCATTTTTTGTAGCAATTTGTGTATTTTTATCGAAACAACCAGGTTTATTAGGAACACTTTTACTTGTAATATTTAAAATATGCCCCATATGTCCGGCAACAATTCCAACAGGTATAGCTAATAACAAAAAGAATGCGGTTAATGCTGCTGCTGCTGGCCACGTAAAGGGTAATATCCATAATGCGATAATAACCGCAACTATAATTATTAATATAATAATTAATATCTGTAAAAATGAGCCTATAAACGCCTTAAGTGCTAAATAAGTGCTAAAAACAGTATAAAGTCCTGTTACCATAATTCCTTCTGTTTTTTTTAATGTATCTTTTAGTTTAATAAATAAACGTTGAACAGGTATCATAACATTATAGATACGCGCAACCATATATTCAATTATCTTCATCACTTTCATCCTTAAATAAAAAGCTAAACTTCTAAAGGCCTGGACAACTTTCATAAGCATTAAATAAAAGTTGCTTACCATATCACTTAAATAATACAAGGGAGATGTGAAGTATTGAACAACTTCACTTAAAATACCTACAGTACATTTTGTAAAATTTTCAGCGGTGTAAGTCATTTTAGACGTTCCCTTAGGAGCATTTATTAATCCAGCAAAAGGCATAACTTCTGGTTTACATCTTTCATTTGCCCAATTCTGTCTTATTGGGTCCATTTTAGATTGAACATAAAAATATGAAAAAATACAAAAGAAAATAAGAAGACTAACAGCGGTTCCAATAACGGAACCTCCATATTTATCTAAATATGTTTTTTTCGAATATATTTTGTTAAAATAAGAAGTGAATGTTTCGGGAATAGTGTCCATTAATATATAAGTGGATAATATTCTAATAAATTAATCTTCCCAATCCCAGAATGTATATTCCCCAATAGGTATTTTATGTGTGGAAGTTATTAAACAACTTAATTCTTCATCGCAAATATCTGTTTTAATAGCATAATTTACGTCTTTAACAGGTATAAATGATTCAATATCTGTTCTATCTTTTATATCATTTCTATCTTTTGTATCATCAAATATTTTGTGTTCTCCAGTAACATAAATATATTTGTTTAATTTTTTACTCCATATTTTATAATAGGGGTTATTATTATCACCTTTTAATGTTAATACACCATAAACTTCGGCACCGTTTTCTAATATGGTTCCCAATTTAATATCTTTCATCATTTTTGTAGTTCCGTTTTTTAAGTTAACAAGTGTGTCTTTATGAAAGCAGATTGTTCTTAAAGTAGAACCAATAGGTCCTGCGTTAATACTTTGTCCAGTCATCATTGCTCCCTGTATAAGATACATAAAAGTCATTAAAATACCTACTAATTTCATAACTGTATCTTTTAATTTTATTACTAAATTTTGAACCTGAATTAATACATTAACAAACATTCCGTAAACATCTCCTATCATTGTACTTAAAAATTTTCGAAACATATTGAAAAATTCTCTTAATAAATTTAATCTAGACAAAATCCATTCTCCAAGATTTCCTACCATGGAAAGAATATATTGTAATGGTTCAAGGAAGAATCCCATTAGATCTTTTTGAATATTTCCTACACAATATGTAAAATTAGCAATTGGATCGTGTCCTAAATAACTTGCGAAAGGCATAGTCATGGGATTACATCTATGAACCGGCCAATTATCTTCCAAATCTTTTAATCTTACCATAATAAATCCTGTTAAATGTAATATTCCAAATGCTATAATAATTAAAACAACATATGCTATATCTTTGAACTTCATATTAAAATATAATGTTATTTTTATTTTTTATATTTTAATATAATTATCTTCTTCTTTTTCTTTTTGTTTTTCTGCGTTTTCTTCTAGATTTTCTTCGTGATTTTCTTTTCTTTTTGCTTTTTCTTTTTTTCTTTCTTCTTCGTCTTTTTGTTTTTCTGCGTCTTCTTCCTCCTATAGTACTTCCTGATTTAGCTACAGCATTAGGATCCATAACTGCTGTATCATATTTACCATCAGCATTGCCTTGTAAAGCACTTCCCATTTGTTGTTTAATAGACTCATTACCACTCGAACCTGCTTGTTGCATTTGTGGAACAACCACACCTCCTCCTGCTAATTTAGTATTCATATCTACTAAAGCCTGATCTGCTTTTGCTTGTTCAGCCATATTGCTTTGTAATTTATCAGTAGCACTGGTAGCTTCTACCTTAGGAGGTACTATTTTTAATTGATTATCTGTTCTTTTTCCTCCTCGTCTAACTAAATCTCTAATTTTTAAACGAATACGATTATTCATTATATATATAGCGAATAAAAATATATAAATATATAAAATAATTAATTACATATATGAGTAGTTTTAAGATAGATGATGAAACCCGTCTAAAATTTAACGAGTTATTAAAAGAAAGCGATTCGTCAAACAATACTGAGAAAATTAGAAAACTTAAACATAGTTCTAAAATTAAGGAACAAGTATCTATTATGATGGATATTAAAAGAAAATATTCACGTTTAGACAAAAAAACATTAGACAAAATGATTGATACTCAATGTAACTGGTTATTTACACATTATTTTAATTTGTTTAATAAATTAAAAAAAGATGAACTTGATATTCAAATTTTAGGTCAATTTGTAAATGCTCTTAAGGCTGTCGAAGATGGTGATATGGACCAACATGAAGCATCTGTAAAAGTTGGACAAATTTTAAAGAAGTTATATATTGATAGCGCATTAAAAAAAGATAAAAAGGAAGAAGTAAGGCGAGAAAGACAAAGAAAGAAAAAACCTGTTAATAGAAAAGCTAAGCTCACATGGACACAGTATAAAAAACTTAATTTAAATGTTTAAAATTGATTTAATAAGATGCTATTTTATTAAATTTATATCATGAAGCTTTTAATTTGTGAATCGCCCGCAAAAACCGATAAAATCGCAAAATATGCAGGAAATGGTTACAAGTGTGTAGCTAGTTTTGGACATATAAGACAAATAGAAAATGGATTAAAAAGTATTGACTATAATAATAACTTCTCTGTAAAATTTTGTGCTATACCAAGTAAAAACAAATATATTTCACAGTTAAGGAAACATATTAAAAATGCAGACGAAGTTATACTTGCTACAGATGATGATAGAGAAGGCGAGGCAATCGCGTGGCATATTTGTAAAATGTTTGGATTAAATTTATCTACTACAAAAAGGATTATTTTCCACGAAATTACAAAACCCGCTATTCAAAATGCTATAAAAAACCCCACTCTTGTAAATATGGATACAGTAAATGCCCAATTAGCTAGGCAAGTATTGGACCTTTTAGTCGGTTATACTATTAGTCCGATATTATGGAAACAAATCAGTAGGAAAAGTGAAACAAGTCTTAGTGCTGGTAGATGTCAGACTCCCGCATTACGATTGGTTTATGAACAGCAACAAGAAATTAATAAATCTCCAGGTCGAAAGGTTTATAATACAGAAGGAAAATTTATGGGAGAAAGTTATACATTGAATCATAATCATACAAATGAAGATGAGATGGGTGAGTTTCTTGAAGAAAGTGCCGAATTTGAACATAAATATAATGTAACTAAGCCAAAAAATTCCACAAAAATGGCTCCAAAACCATTTACTACTTCTACATTACAACAAAAAGCAAGTAACGAATTTGGATACAGTCCAAAAGTTACAATGCGATTAGCTCAAACTCTTTATGAAGGTGGCCATATTACTTATATGAGAACAGATAGTGTAAAATATTGTAAGGAGTTTACAGATAAGGCAACTAAATTTATTACTAGCAAATACGGAGAAGACTTTGTTAGTCCATTTATTAATGGTATTACTATTGGAAAACAATTAGAAGAAAAAAAGAAGAAAAAGAAGTCAAAAAAGAAAAAGGATAATAATAATGCTCAAGAGGCACACGAATCTATTAGACCTACAAATGTTGATGTTGAAAAACTAGTAGAAAAGGGTAAAATTACAGCGAAAGAAGCAAAGTTATATTATTTAATTTGGAGGAATACTGTTGAAAGTTGTATGGCTCCGGCAAAATACCTATCCATTACAGCAAAAATTAGTGCTCCAGAAGATTATTTATATAAACATAGTGAAGAGCAAGTAGTATTTCCTGGTTGGAAAGCTGTTGCGGGTTTTGAAAAAACTAATAGTGTTTATCATAAATTATTAAAAGTTAAGAAAAATTTAATTGTAGAATACGAAGAAATAATTAGTAAAGTAACATTAAAAGATTTGAAGAAAAATTATACAGAAGCTCGTCTAGTTCAAATGTTAGAGAAAAAGGGAATTGGGCGACCTTCTACATTTTCAAGTTTAATTACTAAGATACAAGATAGAAACTATGTTAAAAAACAGAATGTAGAAGGAAAAAAAATAAAATGTGTAGATTTTAAATTAATAGGAGAAGAATTAGAAGAAAGTGAAAGTGAAAGAGTATTTGGAAATGAAAAAAATAAATTAGTAATAACCCCCACTGGTATTATGGTTTATGAGTTTTTGGGAAAACATTTTGATGATCTATTTAATTATGATTATACAAAAAATATGGAAGATGACTTAGATAAAATTTCAAAGGGAGAAAAAATATGGCATACATTATGCGATGAATGTAATAATCAAATTCAAACATTATCAAAGGAAATTAAGGGACAGGATAAATTAACTATTAAAATAGATAGTAAACATACTTATATGATAGGAAAGTATGGGCCTGTTATTGCGTATAAAGAAGGAGATAACCTTAAATTTAAATCTGTAAAGAAAGATATTGATATTGAAAAATTAAAAAGAGGAGAATATAAGTTGAAAGATATTGTTCAAATCGCTTATAAAAAGAATGTATTGGGGCGGTATAAAAATAAAGAGGTTATACTAAAAAATGGTAAATATGGATTATATGTAACAGTAGATGGGAAAAACATGTCTATTAAAACTGATAAATCGGAAGATGAAATTACATTAGAAGATGTTATTCCTTTTATACAAGGAGGTAAACAAACTAGTAGTTCACTATTAAAAAAGATAAATGAAAATATATCCATTAGAAAGGGTAAATATGGACCTTATGTGTTTTATAAAACAGATAAGATGAAAAAACCAAAATTTATAAATATGAAAGGTAAATCAATAGATGATATTACTGTATCTTGGGTATTGGAACAGCTTTAATATAAATGAGGAATTCTTATTACTTTATTACGTGCTTGTTCTTCACGTAACATATTAAATTCTAAAACAAAACTAAATGGTAAATTCTTAAAATCTACTAATCGTCCGTCATGATATCTAAATTTGAATTCCAATCTATTAATATTTTTTATTGGAGGTTCGCTCATAAAAACATTTGTATTTATAGAATTTCGGTTCCCTAATTCTGTTCCATATGGAGTTTGTGTTAATGGAATAATCGCAAAAGCCGCATCACTTTTATGACCATAATCACAATTATACATAGTATTTGTTCTCTCAGAAAATGGATAAATCTCATTAATATTATTAAATTTTTCCATTTCCATATAAATACAATCTTCTCCCATTAAATTAACATTATTAGGAGAATTTAAAATACTTACTATTCTATTAGGATATGCTATAACTAAATTAAGATTTCCTTGTGGAGCATTTGATTGATTATAAAATGGTAATGCTCCTGGACCAGAAGCAGAAATCCAATTTGTATCAGCATTTGAATATATAATTAAACCATTTAAGTTACTAATAAAATGATTTGAAATTAGATTACCACAAACATCAGTCAGTGGGGGATTTGTTGCTGCTTGTAATGGAATATTATCTAGATCTATATCGAATGTATCATATGTTGCTTTGTTAAATCCCATATAGTTTGGTAGACCCCATTTAGTATATTGGTTCCACATTAATTTATTAGGACTACATTTTTCAAAGGTGTAAGGTATTTCTTCACCTGCTTTAAAAATTAAACTTCCTTCACTAACACCTATTAACATATTATTAGTTAAAGCATTATATGTTACTACTATAGGATCAAATTTTCTAGAAGTATTGGGTGGACTATAAAAAGGGGAATTTTGATTAGTATATGGTGTGGTAAATATTGGGTTTGCCACCATACTACTTGGTAAAATAGTTCTACCTAAAAAATTTATATCATTCATATTTGGAAACGCATTTGAATTTATAAATCCCAAATATTGATGACCGGGAGAATTTGCTAATGATGATAAAATTTCATTCATTTTGTTTTGTATAGCGGCAGCTAATTTACCAGGACTATATGCTCCTTCTGGAACGGTTATAGTTAAGTCAGGAGTTTCAAATCTTATTTTAAATCTCCCAGTCCACAAACTTTCATCTACTGGTTTTACACTATCCCAAGGTTGTATATTATTAGGCCACGGCGCATTAGGACTAGAAGATATAAATGGAAAAGGTATTTCAATCCAATCTTTATTATGTATTTCAAAGAAAATAGTTGTATCATCTGGTAACCCTGTTTCACCAAAGTTAACCTCTAATGGTGAAGTTGTTGTTGGATTTGCTGGATTGTAATCAGTATTAGAAGTAGTATAAACCATTGATCTTCTACCTAGACCCCAATCAGTATCAAAATTACCGTTAGTAAAATAAGGAATAGTTGGTGATCCACCTAGAGTCGAGACATTTGTGGCGGGATCGGTACATAAACTTCTTATAGTTCCTGGAAATAATTGATCCAATACATTTTGAAATGCTCCTAATTGAAAATCAGATGTTCCAGCGAAAAATCCAGTTTGGTCATCAGGACTTGTAGTTGGTTTCGAAGGTAATATGGATGTATCAAAAATTATATCACGACTGTACTGAAAGGTTAATTTAGTATTTTGATATGATGTAGATATATTATAACAATTATTAGGAAATGCATAACTTACTAACCTAACCGATTCAACATTAGTCATAGCTTCACCAATATCTATAGAAAAACTATTACTATTTGGGAATTGCGTATAATCTCTATCTTCTGAATGTATAGAAAGTAACTTTTTTTCCAATACATAAGTTTGTTCTCTTTGAATTAAAGCATGATTATTATGTGTATTAAAAGAATTATTCATCTTACTATAAAAAAATACTATATTTTTTTTAAATTGACGTAATATATAAATGTCTGGTTTTAAAACTTGGAATAATAATAATACAACTGATTTATTTATAGTCGGAAATGGAGGAGGAAATATTATTGGGGGTAATAATAATAATCCAGTATATCAATGGTCTGAAACAAACACGGGAGGAAGTAACGGATACGGAACATTATCTACTGATAAAGATGTTAAGACAACTGGTGCTATCAAATGTGAATCTCTACAACAAACGAGTGATATAAGATTTAAGAATAATATTATAGCATTAAATAAAAATGAACATTTAGATAAATTACAAAAATTAATTCCTAAATCATATAATTTTCAAAATAATAGCAAAACTACTTTTGGTTTTATAGCTCAAGAAGTAGAAAAAATATATCCCAATTTAGTTGATACTGATAGTGAAGGAATTAAAAGTTTAAATTACTCACAACTTATTCCATTATTACTTTTACAGTCAAATGATTTGGAGAGAAAAATAGAGGAATTAAAAAATAATAACTAAATATATATAACATTATGACTAATAAAATGAAATTTAGAAAAAATAGAAAATTAAAAAGCAAGATGAAAGGAGGTAACGCTGCATCTGGACCAAGCGCACCAGCGGCAGGACCCAGAGGTGAAGCTGCTTCTGGACCGGGATATAAAAAAGCTGCTCCAACGGTTCCACCACTTCCATCAGAAAAGGATATTCCAGTAGCAAAAGCTGTGCTTGTAAAGTCTAAATCAGGTAGTTCTAGAGGCGATTATGGTTCTTTGAATATGCAGTTCTTTTTATATGCTGTTGCTTCTATTGGTGTAGTTGGTTTAGCGTGGTTACTTATTTCACGTAGTTTGATTAAACACGAATATAGTGAAACCTTAAGTTATGGGTTGGTTTCTTTAGCAGTATTTTTATCTTTCTTTCTTGTTATTGTATCTGGATTAAAAACAATGAGGTCTGGTGAAGGTTTTGTAAACGGAGTTAAATATTTATTTAAGGTCGTTTTATTTGCTATAACAAAATGTCTACCTGCTATATTAATATTAATCCAATGCGCTGTTCTTATTTACATTACATCTAAACACGCAAATTATTTATATACTTCGAATGGAATTCCTGCTGTATTTAACACTTTTAATGTAATGGCTGCTGTTATGATAATGGGTCAATCCTATGTGTGGTGGAAACAAGTCCAAAAAATAGTATTAGGTAGTGGTGATAAATATAGTAACCCAGCATTAGTTCCTGGATTTGTATTAGCAGCAATATTATCAAGTATTGCTATTTCTCAAATGTTTGTAATATTAGAATATCTCAAAACTGATTGTTAATAATAAAAAATCGAAATGTTAACCCAAAACTGTTATTTTCATTTGATGACCAAATACCTGATATTTTTAATAAAAATTTAAGATTCGTATATTCTTTATAAACTACATTCTCATTTTGTGGATATAGTTTTATAAATCCATTTTCTAATTGCTCATAAATACGTCTAGACATGTCTTTGTTATTATTATTCTTAAATTTATTTAATATTAACCTCTCAATTGATTTTATATAAGTAATGGTGCTTTGATTATTGTGATTATTTTCAAATACACATTTTATCTTATTAAAATATCGTTCAATTCTAACTTTTTGTAAATTAAAATAAATAAATATACCATTTGTAGAACAATATTCATTACTCCAGATTAATCTGTAAAAATCACTTTCACTCATAACATTATTTTTTGTTTTTTCTGAAATAATTATATTATGTGGATCAAATTCATTTGTTTTTATCGCTAAATTCATAATAAAATATAATATTGATAAATGTTTAAATCAATATTATAACAACTATTATGGTATATTTTCTTGAAATAAAAAATATAAAAACGCAATAGTTTCCATAGGTAAATCTTTATCACTTTTACTTTCTATTGTCTCCAATACTGTTATTGCTCGTTCTAATGTTATTTTAAATGTTTTAAACTTTTCATCTATATGATGTTTCCATAATTTACAGACATTGGGATATTTTTCCTTTTTGTCTTCTATTAATAGTTTAAATTTTTCGTAATTATTATCCATTAAATAAAAATATATAAAAGGTTTTAAGTATTAAATATACTTTAATATTTTATATAAATGAAGTATCAATCAAGTAAATTTGAAGATTATATACAAAAATGTAATAAATTCAACATACATAAGGAAATATTACCCTTATTAGATAGCGTTAATAATAATATTAAAGAAACAAATAATCTTATTTTATATGGACCATCAGGAACAGGAAAATATACACAAGCATTAAATTATATAAAAAAATTTAGTCCTACCGATTTAAGATTTGAACGTAAAATGAATTTTCGATTTGATAACAAAAGTGATTTTATTTTTAAAATTAGCGATATTCATTTTGAAATAGATATGTCTTTACTTGGCTGTAAGGCTAAATTAGTATTTAATGATTTATATTATCATATATTGGATGTTTTGTCTAGTAGACCAAATTGTTCTGGTATATTATTATGTAAAAATTTTCATACTATTCATAGTGAATTATTAGAAATATTCTATAGCTATATGCAAACTCTTACACATAAAAATTTAAATCTTGTTTATATTATTTTAACTGAAAGTGTAAGTTTTATTCCTAATAATATTTTAAATAGATGTATGGTTGTTCCTATAAAAAGACCTACTAAAAGTTCATATATTAAAATTACAAATAAGTCTCAGTTTAATAATCACGAATTATCTTCAATTAAAAACATTAAAAATTTGAAGTCAAAAATATATAATTTGAATAATTTGGACAAAAAAATAGTTGATAATATATTTGATTATATAATTAATTATCAAACCATAAAATTTCTAGAACTAAGAGACAAGTTATATGAAATTTTTATATTTAATCTAGATGTTCACCATTTTACATACAATATAATAAAAAAATTAATTAACGAGGGATATTTAAAAGAACAACATATAGATAAGGTTTTTACAAAATTACATAACTTTTTAAAACTTTATAATAATAATTATAGACCTATTTATCACTTAGAAAGATTCATCTTTTATTTATGTATAGAAATACATGGATTACAGTAAAGCTTGTAGTATATTAAATTTATGTGAAAAACATACATACGATATGAGAAAGAAGGCATATTATAAAATGGCGCTCAAATATCATCCAGATAAATATAAGGAAGATAATGGAGAGAAATTTAAAGAAGCAAAAGATGCCTTTGACTTGTTAAATAATAATGAAAAAATAAATACAGATAGTTTGGATGAAAATATTGAATATACTGAATTAATCAGGATTGTTGTAAAATATTTCTCTCCAGAACAAAATTGGGATAATTTATTTGTAGATACTTCCATAACCGGAATCTTTAAAGATTGCTCTAGATTGTCTGTTGAAATTTTTAAGAAATTGTCTAAGGAAAGATCTATACAAGTATATAAGTTTTTAAATGATTTTTCATTAATAGATAAAGAATTACTAGAAAGATATAAGGCTATATTACAGAGAAAATGTCTAGGAGATAATATCATTTTACTTAATCCTGAACTTGATGATTTATTTAATGATAATATTTATAAATTACGTTTTGAAGAAAAAGAATATTATATTCCATTGTGGCATCACGAACTACATTTTTCTCTCCATGATAAAGATTTAATAGTACAATGTGAACCAGAAATTCCAAAAAATTGTTGGATTGATGATAGAAATAATATATACTTCTTGTCCAAAATAAATATCAATGACTTGTTTGAGAAAGGATATCATGAAGTTTCTATTTGTAAAAGTAAAAAAATAAAAATAATGAGTCATGAATTAAAAATAATCAAAGAAAAACAGGTTATTATTAAACGAAATGAAGGTATTTTAAAAATTAATGATACACATACATATGATACAACATTAAGAGGTGATATTTATTTGGAATGTATATTGGAAAATATTAAAACTAAGTAATTATATTTTTGGATTTCAAGAAGTTAATCATAATATTTCTTGTAACCCAATTAATTTTGTCTTGTGCTAGAATTAAGTAAATTTTATTCCGGTTCAATCTTGATAATTTATATCTAGTTTTTGGCGTTAGTTCTAACTGAAAATGATCGTAATTTTTAAGCCTCCACAATTCTTCTAGTGTATATAAATTTTCATAGTTATTACATACACAATCAAGTGGATGAGGAATTTTATAGATTAATGGGTCCTCATAATTTTTTAAAATTTTAGTAATATCTTTTTTGAATAATTTATGAGCTTTCATAAGAATACTATATCTTTTTTTTTGTTGATGAGATAAACAACCTCCCCTACAACAGTTTATGCTCCTTTTTAAGCGCGGTGGACTTATACCGTATCCTAACTCTGATAAATATTGTTCACCTGAATAATTTTTAATTTTAAACTCCGTCATAGGTGTATATCCATAGTATCCTGATCTTTTTCTCCAAAATCTTTGAATTTTTGTAATAGCATTTCTATAATATTTATTTGAAGGTATAATAATAGTTTCAATAACCAAGTTAAGCACTAAAAGCTTTTGAGAATCGGTAAGAATTGTCATGTTGTTGTATAGTATATCAAATAATAAAAAAAAATTTATTCAATTTTCTAATAGCTATTACTTACAATTGGAAATTGTGCCATACAGCGACACCTACATCATCGTGGTTCCACTTAGGGATTTTAATTCCTTTTGCTGGTTTATGTGGGGCTGGAGGTGAATGATCCCAACTTTGATTCCAACGTTCTCTTGCTATAGTAGCCAAATGTTGTGCGCCATTTTTTAGCGAAGCATTAATTGTTTGTTCATCTTGCTCACTCATTACCTGCCAAAATCCATCTGTAGCAGCTACAACCTTATATTTTTCATCATTCATTCTTGGAATTACTTCTGTCTGAAACCCTAGAGCTTTACTAAACAATCCCCCATGTCCTAAACAGCGGGTCATGTTTGTGGAGTCTTTAAGATGAGAACTTGAGTCGGGCAGTAGCGCAAACTTAAAAGATTTAATATTTCCAATTGTGTTGGGATTAATAGCTTGAATATCCCAAGCAAATTTCTTTGTATAATTGTAATGAGAATTTGCTCCTCCCAGTTTGTAATACGTTTCTAGAGCAGTAATATCGTCTTGATTTCTAGAATCATGGTCCTTTGTCTTCCACATAATATATGATTTTGATGGCTCATCGCTTTTTCCATAAGCTATAATTTTTGCGGTTGAGTCACCAATCCAGCTAGTCTCAAATCTGTCATCGAAAATCTTAACACAAGTAAATGTTGTTCCTGCAAATGTAGTCTTTCCAATATTTTTTACATTTTCACACTCTCTCTCCAACTTGGTTGTCCAATCTGGATTTTGAAGATATTCACCCCAGTTAATAGTGTTAAACTTGTTTATGAATATATCGCCTTTGCCTTTACACTTTCCATGAGAGTCAGCAACAACAATATATTGAAACTTGCCTTCAACTTCACCGCACGTGGCCCAGTCTTGTTTATTTTTGTTTTGATTTACAGCATAGGACAAATTTTTACTAATATTACTGTGAGAAGCTCCACTATCCACTGGAATCTTTTGTTCTTGAGATTTTACGTAAGCCATAGTAGCCATGTTATTTGACTTGTTATTTGAATCTGGTTGTAGTTGATATAGAGTTTGGGAATGATAATACCTTATCTATAATAAAAAACTTCAATTTTCTACTATTTAGAATAGATTATGAAATCCTGACTTGTAAGTTATTACACAAACAATAAGTATTTAAATATTATAAAAGAATAAAAAATTTTATAATATTACTTGCCGGTTCCATTGGTTGTTTGTTATTTAATTTGTTTTATTGCTGTATGAAACCACTTTATATTATTGATATTTTATTTAAGCTTTACTCACCTTCTTCTTACGGCGCACTACCTTCTTCTTTTTCTTAGGCTCCTCTACTACTGGTGCTGCTACTTGCTCTACCTCAGTATCTTCCTCATCTTCATCTTCACTATCCTGAGCAGCTGTGTAACTAGTAGTCTCGTTCTCTACTTGCTCTGCGTATGCCTTCTCTGCATCATCAATTGCCTTAAGAACTGTGCTCTCAGTATCTCGAGTGCTTACATAATTTACTCCTGATCCTACCATATTGTGTGAGCGACGCACATTAAGCTGGATAACTCGTGTGCTTACACCAAAACTACCACTTACAAAATACATCGACCCAACTTGAAGGATTCCCTTTACAAATGGACGGTCTGCCTTCTTAATAAGGTCTAGGGGACTCTTAGCATCATCTCCCTCTCCTTGTGGAAGAGGTAGGGTAGTTCCATCATCACTGGTTTGACGACTTACTAGATACTCTGGCTTTCCATTCATATCATAAATCTCACACTTGTAAGGAACATCGTCTTCAGCACGATACTGAAACTTAACCTTATGTGAAGGACCATATTTATCATTCTGGCGAACAAAAGCATTCATTAGCTCCTCTAGAATCTCAGCACTCTTGACCTTTCCAAATAGCTGTTCACTATGCTCTTGTGCGTAATTCTTAATAGCTCGCTCAATACTCATAAGACAATCGTAAAATGAGCGAGTAGCATCACTCCATCGACTATCATCAGAACCAAATGCTAGGTTCATTGAAACATTTTTAATATCTTCATCCCAACAGGTAGCACCCCACGTTTTAATAAGTGGGAAGTCGAGATACAGTGGCTTTCCATTGTATAGAATATTTACTGATTTATTACCTTTATCAGTTTTCCTGAATTGGAAACTAAGGTTACTCTCATCGAAATCCTCAACGAGGGTGACGTTAGCGGAAAGCTCTTTGCGGGTGGTTTGGGTTGCGGTAAGACTAGACATTCTGGTTATAGTTTAATATTTACGATTAATTTTTAAATCAATTTTCAGATATTTCTAAAAGTATTTGAATTTATTACATCCTTGGAAATATAATAAATTTAACAAAAAATACCTTGATTCCTACATTTTTTTATATTAATCTTCAATTTTCCGCTATTTTTCACCAGGTTTTATCTCTCTTACTATCATTTTTGGAGAATTATCATTTTTTTTATTACCATAAACTACTCGCGACATGTTCTCAACTTGACTTCTGGCTATATCGGGTGGAGGTGGCGGACCATTGGGGGGTAATGCTGGAGGTTTATAAGGAGGTTTATTTATCATACTATTTAATTCTTCACCAAATTGGTCTTTATACCATTCTTGTTGTTTTGAAGACATATTTAAATTCATACTATCAATTTTTTTTTGTCTAGGACTTTTTGGAAATCTTTTCATCATACGCTGTAAACTTGCGTTGTTTAATCCACCCGGAATACGTGATGCTTGTTCCTCCATATGTGATCTTATTAATTTATTATCTCTTTTTTTTGTATCTATATGTCTTATACCTCCCATACCAGGTGGTTTATTAGGATATTTTTGAACATTCACAGCAGCTAATTTTTCTTTTTGATTTTTTGTTGGTGATTTTAATTTTGGTTTTAATGCTTTCTTGTTCTTGTAACCTTCCAATTCCTTTAATTTTTTTCTAGTTTTTAAAGTTGTAGTCATAACCGTCCACGAGTTTCTATTTTTCTTTTCATTTTTCTCTCCAGATTCCAAATCATGAACTTTTTCTGCTTGTGCCTCAGGAAGTGTTTTACTGCATTTTTTTCTAGAGCAGCATCCCTTTTTATAAATAAAATATACAACGCCTGATAAAATACAACATCCTACTATACTTGATAATATAATTACAGTTGGAAGTAATGGATTAATTTGTTCCTCCTTTTTATTTGTATTTTTAAAATCATCATTAGTTTCATTTAATATTTGATTCGGAATATTATTATTATTATTATCTATAACAGGATTATTATGTGTTGGACTAGGTGCCTGAACGGGATTTGTAGTAGTAATAAAACTAGGAGTAGGAGTATGTGGAGAAGAGGTTGTTGTAGTTGTTGTGCTAGGTGTTGTTGTAATAGTTGCACTAGGTGCTGTGCTTGTTGTTGTTGAACTATTTGGACTGATAGAAGGAGAAAACCAAGAATCTTCATTAGAAGAAGGCGTCAAGGTAGTTATAGATAAATTATGAAAACTATTTGTATTATTTGTAATATTTTGTTGAGTAAAAGTTTTATTCGATTGAGTAAAAAAGTTTGAATTAGAAGAATTGGAGAGAAATTTAGTTAAATTTGTAGAATTTGAAATATTTTTTACCGTTTCAGTAATCGGTTTTATATCATTATTAGAATTAGAAGTATCAGGCAAGGCAAGAACATTACCTTCAGGAGTTTCAACACACATATATAAACCCGTTGAATACATAGGTATATTATTAATTGTATTGCTCATACCCCAGACGCGTCTACAATTACGCAAATTAGAATCCCCTGATATTATAAACCCATTAAATATAAAAAATAGCCACCAAATAACCACTTTTGGATACGTCATATTACTATTTATGTAAAGAAATATCTTAAAGTAATTAAATAACTTATTTATTTAATGATTTGGTAAATAATCTAAAAAAAATATAACAAGTATAATTAAATGTCGTCAATTACAAGCATAAACAAGAAAATAACATTTACAGATTTTTCACCTAGAAGTTATTTAAAGTCACATGTCTTTGAATCTGTAAAGGATAAATTACAAAAAAAACGTAAAAAAATACCAGGTGATGATTTTGAAATTCCAGAAATTAAAGAATATAATTTGCTATTAACAAAGGGATACAACGTTAAACAATTAAAAGACATATGTAAATTTTACAAGCAAAAAAAAAGTGGAAATAAGAGTGAGTTAATATTTTTACTTTATAATTATTTGAAATTTTCATTTTATGCTATTAAAGTACAACGAGTATTTAGAGGACACTTGCGAAGGTCTTTTAATAAAATAAAAGGACCCGGATTACGTAATAGGGATATATGTACAAATCAAAGTGATTTTTTTAGTTTGGAAGATTTAAAAGACATAAAAAACTCACAATTTTATAGTTTTAAAGATAAGGACGGTTTTGTATACGGTTTTGATATATGTTCGTTATATAATATGATTGTAATTGAAAAAATTAAAGATAATCCGTATAACAGAAACAAGTTGCCTACACAAAAAATAATGAATGACCTCAGGTCTTTGGTAAAAAGAGGTAAAATATTTAATGAAATTCCAAACATAAAATTAGAGAATAATATTAACGAATTAACTCCAAAAAAACAAATAGAATTAAAGACATTAGAATTATTTCAACATATGGACCAGCGAGGATTTATTACAAATCCCGCTTGGTTTTTATCATTAAATAGATTATATGTTAAACGATTTTTAAGAGAACTTGTGGATGTATGGGAATATAGAGCACAAATAGATGCACAAACAAAAAGAAAAATTAACCCCCAGCACGGTAATCCATTTTTTGGATTTAACATTCATGTTCTTTTACATAAACCATACGAAGTATTACAAAAAAGAGTATTAGATCTTATAGAAATTTTTATAACAAAAGGTGAAGATAATGATGCGAAACATTTAGGAGTTTGTTATGTACTAGGAGCTCTTACAACGGTAAGTCACGATTGTGCGATTGCCTTACCATGGTTGTATAGTGCTTTTGGACAACCCGTTCAATAATAAAAAGTATTTCACACCTTATTGCGTGTGAAATATTTTAAATAAATATATATTTTGCCGAAAGGACTTAAAAAGAGCTCGCTTTAGTAAATCATAAGATGCCCAAAAAAACATCTAAGACTAAAACCACTAAAACGACTAAGACTACTAAGTCCCCCGTTAAGGAAGCCGCACCAGTTGCTCCTTCCACTAATCAGGTAGCAGCAGCCGCACCATCACCTCCTACTGTTGCGGACCAGTTCACTGCTCTTCTAGCACAGCTCTCTGTCCTTCGTTCGCAGGTAACTAGTATTACTACTCAGGTTCGTGCTCTTTCAAAGAATCATGAGCGTGAGGTTAAGGCTGCTTCAAAATCTGCTCGCAAGAAGCGCAAGTCTGGTAACCGTCAGCCTAGCGGTTTCGTCAAGCCAGCTGTAATCAGTGATGAACTCGCCGGATTCCTTGGTAAGTCTAAGGGAACTGAGATGGCTCGCACTGAGGTTACTCGCGAGATTAACTCTTACATCCGTGCTAATAAGCTTCAGGATCCTAAAAATGGTCGCCGTATTCTAGCAGACACTAAACTCCGCAAGCTTCTTAAACTTAAGAAGACTGATGAGCTTACCTACTTCAATCTTCAGCGTTATATGAGCCCTCACTTCCCAAAGAGTGGTGCCGCCGCTAAAGCCGCTGCTGCTGCTTCTTCTTCTGCGTAAGCCTATTAATTAAATATCATAAGATTTATAAAATTTTATGATAACAATAATATTCAATTACTTATTTGCGTTTCCTCTTGCGAGATTTCCTTCTCTTACGCGATTTTCTTTTCTTTCGTGATTTTCTATTTTTTTTGGATTTTCTTTTTCTTCTTTTACGACGAGTTTTTTTTCTTTTTCCTCCGCTCCATATACGCGGGTCAACTTCTCCAACACTTCTGGGAGATTCCGCTTGATGTTGTTCTACTGACGTTTGTCTCATAGCCTTAATAAAGTCTAATCTTGCTGTTGCAGTTGGAAATTCTTGCGAAAATCCTCTACATGAAACATTTGCTACTATATACTTATCATTTTTACGTTGATTTGGAAAACCAGGGGAATATATACTGTGAATCATTTGGTCTATTAATAATAAATGGTGCATCTGAATACTATGGTCAGGTCTTAAAATTGTAAATGTAGGAAGTATTGGACTGTTAGCTTCTTGGGCTGTATTAATTTCTATAGGATTCAGGCATAAAACTCCAGCTATAACAGGAATACCGACATTATCATTAATTACCATCATCACTTTTTTGCTGATAACATCACCATTCTCATCAACTGTGGGTACCTCAACTAGTTTTTCCTCAATAACTCCACCCATAGGTTGATTAAGACTAATAGATGAATTAGTTACGTGAGTATTAGAATTATTTACTTCTAAATTCCAAGGGTCACCATAAGACGCAAATTTCGCAGTTGTTGTCCTATATACCTTTTCTGAAGGCACGTCTCCTACCAAATTTCTTAAAGATCTCTTAATTACATTTTTATATGCTGTATCGGTTGTTAGTTCTGAATAATCCTGTGTTCTTGCTACACTTTTTGGCGATAAAGCTTCATCACACTCTGCTAAATTATGTCTGTTATTTAAATAATGACCTAATTCACTTAATCTGTTTCTCAATTGTATCCACTGAGGTCTATTCAATCTAGTATTAACGCCACAAACGCTTTGATTTATCATATATGTTTGATATGGTGGACGATAACTCGCTGAATTTATCTTTTGTTGTATGTTACTCGCACTCTCAGGATTTTTTGCTTCATCTATTTGCTGCTGTAAAGTCATTAAGTTTTGTTTTGAAGGGTTAGTTATAAGCCCAGGGTCTACAGCACCGTGAGCTACTAGTAAACGCACTTTCCAATAATTTTTTGTAGCTTTAATACAACCGTCTAAATGTCCTGTTCCATAATTATAATAATAAATATAATTATTTATATAAACACTTTGTTGAAGATTTGATTGAATTTTTAGATATGTTAAGCGTGCTTCTTGAATACAATTTCCAAATCTTCTCCACCCACCGCCATCAAAACTAGCGCGCGTGATGGCTGACAATTCATTCCTCATCGATGTATTTTGAGCAGTTAAAATAGCCTGTATATTCATATATAAAATAGACATTTTATATTTATCGCACAATCATAGATAGTAGAACCATAAACATTAATATAAATAAACATATACAACCTAATTGTTTCCACGCTTCATCCAACAAATCCTTCCAAAATCTATGATAGTTCTTTTTTTTTGGTTCTATTTTGTCTTCTAATGCATAGGATAATATTATTAATCTTAATTCTGGTATTGTAAATACTTTTTCTTCTGGGTCCACGTAATACATTAAGTTATATTAAATATAGCTTTTATTCCCTTATGATCTGTCGCATCACTTGAACCAAATGTATATGTTGATTCAACTTTTATATTTTTACCCTTAAACCATATATAATCTATACACTTCTTGGGATTAATACTTGGAAATGTATTTAATTCTTCTCCCAAAGACTCATTACAACTACTACTATAACCTGAATTTTTTAAATACTCATAAAATTCATTTGAGGGTTTATCATTAAAATCTCCTGCTAATATTACATTTTCATTCCCTTCGCAAAAACTTACTATTTCCTTTACTTCATTATATCTTCCTTTTTCATCTAAATCTCTATCTCCGGGTGTTAAATGCACGTTCACAAATCTTATAGGTTTCTCATTATAAATAAAATCTATATACTGAATAGAGCGTTTACCTATATATTTTGATTCTACAGTACCATTTATTTTTTTATTTAATATTGTTATCATACCTACAAATACCCAAACACAAAAAAATATTATGGGACACATAACAGTTATCATAATAAATATATATGGATGATTGAAATAAATATTTTTTAAAAATTCACCATATGTACTAAATACCCACCCACATAAAAATAATAACTTATTCATTATATATTCGAATGCTCCTGTAATATATTTTTGATATTTTGGAAAATTATCAAGTATACCTTTATAAAAAAAATTTCTCTCCAATAATCCATTATCAAAATATCTTATATCTGTATTTTTTAAAAATTTATATATATCAGTTACAGCATCGCTAAAAGGTAATGTAGCTTCTTGTAATGCGATTATATCTGTATTTTCTATTTCTACTTGTAATGTTTTATTTATATTGTCTACTCGTTTTAACCAATTATCATGTATAAAATTTATATTCCAAGTTAATACACTTAATTTCATTATACTAGATGTGTAAAAAAAATATTTAATAATTACACATTTAAACAAATATAAACCTCTCTTTTTCTAGTATAGCAAATAACGTTGTTTTATCAATAGAATCACTTCTAATAATAAAGTATGGATATTTTTGTAGTTCTTTATCCAAATTTTGATACATATTTAATATATTCATCACTTGTTCATAATTTTCGTCAGTTAGATTATTATGAATTTGTAACCATTTATCAAATTCCATATACTTGCTCTTTTTATAACAATTTAAATAGTAAAATACATTTTTATTGCTTTTTAAGTAATCCGTTCCAGACATTACACATAATAACTGAAAATTCTCCAATGATATTCTTAATTTTTTTAATATATCTTTTAAATTATACTGCATAATAGTATGATTAATAAGGCTAATATATCTAAATACTACAGGACAACCATAAGCAAATAAATCCATATCTTCGGTTAATACACCATATACCTTATTTTTTCTTACCAATGCCGCACATAACTTATCCGCTTCTCCAATTGCTTCTATATGTTTAAATCCCATACTTGTAATTAAGTTTTTAACATTTTGTATATCTTCCCTTTTTACCCTTACTATACTTCGTTTTAACTCTTCTAATCTTTTCTCTTGATGCTTATTTAAATTATTTCCGAATTTATCTTTTAATTCCTCATATTTTTTCCAGGCCTTTTCTCTATTTTCACGTCGTCTGTTTAATTCGTCTTTTTTTTCAACCGGAGGTTTACCATCAAATACAAATATTGGGGTAATATTATAATATTTAAATATAGAACACATTAAATAAAACTTTTCTAATAAACTTTCCATTGATTTATATCGATATAAATATATACTTGTATCGATACATATTTTTTCGCCATATAGTTGTCGTAAATGTGTCTTCCGTACACAATCTGAACATTCTGTTTTTAATAACTTACTAAGTAGTTTTACACCCATGGTTGTATATAATACGCTATAATTAATAGTAAAAATAAATCAATTTTATATCTTATCCTCACATATGGTCATTCTTGTTGTTACATTTATAACATCTTTATTTGGATTTTTATATGCTCCACGTAATTTATTATATTTTAATTCCATATCTCCTATACTCTTTGTTAAACGTCTATTTCTATACATATCCTCAAAATAATTTCCAAATCGACGCAAATTTAATTGATTTTTATCAAATTTTATCGCAGAAATATTATATTTTTCACACCAAAATAAAAATTTATCATAGTCAAATAATAATACCCCCTTGATAATATAATATGCTAACACATTTGTTTCTTCTTTATATAATATATTTTTAAGTGATTTCGCCATTTTACCGTCACTTACCAAATCTTTATATCTCAGCCCCATATAATCTAATATTTTTACTAATTGAAACAATGAAAATATACGCTCAAATTGAATACAAAATTCACTATATAGACCAAATTTTTCATAATCTTCTTTATCTTCCAATATATCAAAAGATATAAAACAACTATTCAATATTGTCGCCCAATATTCAGCATATGCTTCACTTATCTCATAATCACTTTTAACCTTTAATAAATCCTTCATTTTATCCTTTAATAACAAATAACTAATTCCAGAAAAATCCAAACATAAGCTATGAAATAATTCATGAATTAATACCTTTTTCCATTCCTCCTCACGAAATACCAATACCTCACCTTCCTCCGCACAAGCATATGTTAAAGCACTATTACAATTTTCTTCGTTTAATGGTTTTATTTGATTTTTTGGTAATGTTTTTTTTATATTAGTCAAGTATAAATTTATTGTTATTTTTTTTACTTTGTTATTTGAACCTACATAAAATAATAAAAATCTTAAAATACGCAACGCCTTTTTAATTCTATTTTCTACCTTTCGTAAATTATTTATTTCACTTTGTTTAAACAAAGCATAAATAACTTCTACCTCTACACTACATAAATATGTTTTTACACGCAAATATCCTTTCATATTATTTTGAACATAATTAGTTACTTTTACTGGAACAAATTTACTTTCAAATAATTCATTATATTTTTTACGTTGAATTAAATTGGTTTTTAACATATCTGTTTTATCATATCTTTCTATTAATCCATTTGATATTTTTATATCCCACCAAAATTGTTTAAAAATTCTATCTAATCTCTCTTGATCCTTCGATGTTATTTTTTTTGAAAACTTATCAAAATCATTCAAAAAATATTTCATTATTTCTTCACTTGTTTTTGAAAACGACATAACAATTATATATATTATTACATATAATTGTTTTTAATGCTTTTTCCAACAAAATATTTGTTCCTTTTCTAATCGTTTAAAATCTTCTGGACCACCAACTCGTCCAACTATTGAATATACATCTTTTTTATCAGCTTTTTTCCACTTTTTCCTTATTTTAGTATACATTATATCAGGCATATTCAAACATATATGTTTACCCTTTGGTAGATATTTATATATTTCTTTTAAAGTTGGTATCATGAATTCATCATAAAATTTTTCTGAATCGTCTAATTTAATTCTTGAACTACTATAAGGCTGACTTACTTTTTCTCCTTTCTTTTCATAGTTCTCCATATTTTCATATACTTCTAAATATTCATAAGGAGGAGATGTAAAGACAAAATCATACTTTAATTTTGAAATTTTTACCGTCTCTGCCTTTTTATATATCATTTTTACTTTACTTTTTGAATATGGCTGTATTAACTTAATAATCTTATCATAACCAGGTTTTAAAGAGGTATTAGCATCTATACCTATATAATCAATATCCATAGCCATAGCTGCTACTAAACGTGCTCCCCAACCAGCTGTAAAATCTAATACCTTTGTCGCTTTATTCTTTTTATAAGCACACGCAGCAGCCGCGGGTCTCATAGTATTTACAGAACCCCACTGTAACTCAATTGCCCCACGAATACTTGCTTCTATTGTTCGTTTATCTCCTTTTTTATACAATCTTCTAGCAAACTTTAGTACTTTATCTCGCGCCACTTTATCCTGCCACCTCTCATAATGAGATTTATTTCTATATTTTGTTTTTTTACGCATCTTTTCTGTTCCATAATCAACAACCCTATTTCCTAATACTGATTTGCTATTAAAATCTTTCTTTTTAACCATTTCACGCAAACTTAAAAATTCTTTTATTGCCTTTTTTTTACCTATAATTCTATAGGGATAATTAGTGTCTGTAAATTTTCTATTGTTTGGTTCCTTTCTAGTCTTTTTCGTCTTTTTCTTCTTTTTCCTAGATTTTCTCTGCTTCTTTTTCTTACGTTTTGTCTTTTTCTTACGACGCTTTCGTGTTTTCTTTTTACTAAAGAAAAAGCCTCCTCTATTCCAGTCTCTAATATAATCGTCTTTATTATTATCAAAACAATCTTTACATAATGGAAAACTTTCTCCTTCTGGATTTGATTTATTTTTTGCACTTCTTCCGGTCATTTCTGGACAATTAACACACTTTTCATGAAATCCATCAACTTGTCTAGCAGAACTTAATTCCCTTTTCCTATTTGATATAGCATCCTGATGTCTTAAACTTTCCAATGTATCAACATCAGTATCAACTGTCGGATGTATCTCCTGTTGTTGGGCCGTTCTCCATAATTCTTGCCATTCATCATCATTCCAATTTTCTCCAAACCCTTCCGCCTCAAGGCGACTTTTAAAAGTTGAAAATCCATCATCCAAATCTTCTTTACTAGCTCCTTGATTATTATTATTTTTCATTTTTTTTGTAGGTCGTTCACTCATAAATTTATATTATATAGACATTATAAATTTATTTTGACTTCTTTTTAATTCTATGTCTTATACGCATAGTATCATAAAATATAACTGGAGGAGGCCTATCTTCTTTTTTAGCACGACTAACTATGTAATGTAATAACTTAGCATCTTTTGTTGCTAATAATACATTACGCTCTATTTCATTATCTTCATTCTCATATTTTGCCTGTTGACCCATTTCCATAACCTTTTCATTATTTCTATCATCAAAAAAGTCTTCATCCATTACAACATTTTTTGGTCTTCTAAAAATAATCTTTGATTTCTTTGTTTCTGGATCTCTTTGTCTAACTATCCCCGTCTTACCACCAGCTCCTAAAGCCATTTTTGGATCTTTACAAATTACTGAATCACTATCCATACTAAATACATTATAATAATCAGGATTATTCTTCTTAAATTTGTTTGCATGATAATAATGTTCTACTGAAGCCCAATTCTTGCCGTCAAGTTTAAATAATGGAACAACATTACCTGCTTCATCCTTTTTAATATGCATATTAGATAAAACCTTTCTCCAATTTTTCATTTTACCTAATGGAATATACTTTTCTACATCCCCTTCTGCTATTTTCTCTCCAGCACCCATACCTGGTTTCTTATCCGCTGATTTAGAATAAAAAACAAAATGAGTTTCATCATTATATAATGTACCATCTTCTGGAGTTGGTGTTGGAGTTACTTCAGGATTTTCATCGTCATCAATTTGAATATCGCCTTCATCGTCTCCATCTTCATCTTTCTTTTCATCTCCAACTAATTCATCTAGTTGTTTAGCTTCGGGAACCTCAATACGTTGACCAATTAAACGAGCAAATTTAGGTATATAATTATATAATGATTTACCACGAGATTTCATACATCTATTTACTATTTGTGTTTTTAATCCATATGGTATTTCATGAAATCTAAATATACCCTTACCCTTATATTGAATTAATTTATAATGACTACCGGTGTGTTCCATTACAATATAATATTTGGGTTTAAAGTATCCTTTTTCTTCTACCTCCTGTTGAACAAAATTACCACAAACTAAAGGAGGATTACCTTTTCGCCAATTAACACTTGATATTATTATAAATTTAGTATTCAATGCTAATTCTAATACATCAGAAGTTACTGAATCTGCCCAAAAATTACAAGTTAACATTTTAGATTTTAATTTATCTAATGTCGTAATTCCCTTCATCCATTTAATATCACTCCAATTTATCTTAGCTTCCTTTAAATCTCTTTCTAATCGCCCTTCTTTCTCCTTAGAAGTGTCATATTTTTTCCTTTCTTGTCTAGCAGCCTTCATTTGTGTTTTTTGAGTTGGTACATCTTTTTCTTTCTTTGCTTTTCTAACTAACTTATTATAATTTTTCTTAAGTTCTTTTGTTTTTGCTTTAGTATCGGGAATTTGTCTTCTAATATCAGTTAATTCATTTTTAAGCATAGTATATCGCTCTTTATAATTTTGAAATTGGTCTTGTGTAGTATTTTCTGTTAACATTTCTCTTAATTTATCTACGCTAACATCCTTATTATTATTTTTAAATCCATCTCTTATAACAGCAAAAAAACAGTCTCCTTGACCTTCATTATCTAAAACACTATAATTATTATTATGTAAATATTCTTGTATCCAACTATTTGGGTCAGATTTATCAGCTGGTTTTTTATATTTCTTTCTTTCTTTTTTTTCTTCTTTATCCGTTTCTCCTTCTGTAAAAAAATCATCATCATCTACATTATCTTCTATTTTTAAATCTACTAAAACAGGTGGAGGATTTGATAAGGAAGGACTTGTTGTCTCAGCATTTAAATCATCTTCAGGTTCATCATCATCTTTATTTTCTTTTTTAGATTCTTCTTCATCTTCACCGTCTTCATCTTCTTCATCTTCAACGTCTTCTTCACCTTCATCATCCTCGTCATCACTTTTAGTTTTTGAAAGATCTTCTACTAAAACTTCATTTTTCATGCATTGTTTTATATAAGGTTTATCAACAAATGTATAAAGCAATGGACCCTTTAATTTGGATATATCTAAATCTCCATCTTCATCCAAATATTTCCCTTTATCATATTTTTTTTTAGAAATTTCATAAACACCAATTTGATATATTTTATCGCTTTCATCTACTATAATATAAACTGGACAATATAAGATGTTTTTTTTGGAAAAATTATATTTTATATTACCTAAAGCTATGACTACATCCATATCAAAAAGTTTTATTTGATACATACTAACATCTTGTCCTTTATCTTCATCATCTATTACTTTTCTTTCAGGATATGAAACATCATTGTTAATATTTGAAACTACCATTATAATTTATTCTAAGATTAAATATTTAGATAAGTAACTATCATTACTTATTTCATCAATATAAAACCACATCATTTTTCTACGTTGAACTAAATCAACATTTTCTTCTGCTTTTTCAAATATTACTATATCTTCTGCTAACTCTTCTTTCCTTTTCTTTCGCGTTTTAATATCATAATAACCAGCTATAAACTCTAATTGTTTTTTAGTATAATTATCTTTATAATCCAATACTTCGGCAAAATATAGGTCACTATATATACCCATTTCATCTTGTGGTAAAATTTCTGACTTACTATTTACTTGTTCTAATAAATCATCATATGTAACATTTGTCTCTTTTTTTGACGACATATCCGCATCAACTAATGAAAAAAACATGTTTTTCGGTTGCTCCATTAAATATAATTAATTATATTATTAATTATTTATATTCAAATCATATATTAATCTTCATCACTACTGCTTCCATCTTCTAGCTCTTCAACCATATCTAAAAATTTAAATACAGTTTTATTAGATAAACCTGGATAATTTTTTACATTATAATTTGAAAGAATTTCAATATCCTTAAAAATTTTATCACTAGATTTCATTGCTCTAAAACTAGTTAGACTACTTTGTATCATTATTACTAGATTAGCTGCAATTTCATCAACAGCATTTTCTTTATCCTTATCGTCGATATATTTATTAATTTTTTTAAGGAAATCTAACATAATTTTTTCCATATTTTCAGATTCGATAATTTCATATTCGACGCAAATCATCATAAATTTACTTAATGCCTTTCGTTTTTCATTATTTTTCATAATATCGCAAAATTTATCATAGTCTTCACTTGCCTCACAATAATCAAATGTTTCAAATAGTGTATTAAAACTATTAAAATTACTCATGCATACATTTTTCATAATAGGGTATGTATCAATTAATTCTTTATACAACTTAACATAAACATTAGATAGAAATCTATTCGCACTTCCAATTTCAAATATACTAACTCCAATTTTGGATAAATAATCTTCTTCATTTTGGTCTACAACCTCTTTAATTACAAGTTTGATTTCATAACTAATTTCTGTATAATTATCATTGGTAAGTTTATTTAGATAACTTCTAATTGAATCCATTTGTGCTTCTAAACCTTCCATATTTTTATCCAGCGTAGTGGTTTTAAAATTACGAATGGTTTGCCAATCAGTGCTTGTAATATTTTCATTTACTTTCTTCTTCTTATTACTATAATTATAACGTTTAAACACTGGAGTTTTTTGATAACTTGGTGCTCCTACACGGTTTGCAAGTTTATTAATCTTTTCTATTACTAGACTTTCTAATTCTGGAATGTTTCCTGAACTTTCTTTATTATTAAAATCATTAAGAGTATATTTACGAGTTGATACTAATGTGGCCATCTTATATTTGTTATATAATGTTGTTTTTTTATATCAATTTTAATAACATAAAATTGAAATGAACTTAAATACAATTAATCATTATTATTTACGATGACTTCCCTTCTTGAACCCGATTCTAAAACGCAAACTAAATATGAAAAATATGAGATTTCATCATGGGACGATGAGAATTTGTCCCTTGATACTAAACTTTTAAGAGGTATTTATGCCTTTGGATTTGAAAAACCTAGTGCTATTCAATGTAAAGCTCTTCATCCTATGATTACCACAGGAAGAGATATAATTGCTCAAGCACAGTCAGGAACTGGTAAAACCGGTGCCTTTACTACAGGAGTTCTTCAAATCTTATCTAATCTAGGCTATAAAAGCAAAGATAATAAAACTACTAGTGCTATTATTCTAGCACCAACACATGAACTTGCTAAGCAAACCAAAGATGTTCTAGAAAAAATTGGACGATTTATGAAAATTACAGTTCAATTGCTAGTCGGCGGAACATCTGTAGAAAATGATAAGAAAAACTTAACTGAAAATACACCTCACATTGTTGTTGGAACTCCTGGTAGAATCCATGATATGTTACGTAGAAAATATCTCAATGCTAATAATTTTAAGGTGTTGGTTATTGATGAGGCAGATGAAATGCTTTCCTCTGGATTTAAAGAACAAATGTATAAAATCTTCCAATTTGTTCCTAATAATATGCAGATTGGATTGTTTAGTGCTACTATGCCTAATGATCTACAAGAACTAACCAATAAATTTATGGTTGACCCTATTAAAATCTTAGTTAAAGCTGACCAACTTACTCTTCAAGGTATTGCCCAATACTTTATTAATATTGAAGATGATGTTAGTAAATATGAAACTATTAAGGACCTTTTCAGTAGTTTATCAATCGCACAAGCTATTATTTATTGTAACAGCACAAGACGCGTTGATGATTTATGTGAAGCAATGATTAGCGACCAATTCCCTGTTAAGAAAATTCATGGACGAATGAGTGAAGACGAACGAAAGCAAACATTTAGTGAATTTAAGAGTGGTAGTTGTAGAGTTCTAATTACCTCTGATTTATTTGCTAGAGGTATTGATGTTCAACAAGTTAGTATTGTAATTAATTTTGATATTCCAAAAAGCGAACATACATATCTACACAGAATTGGTCGTTCTGGTAGATGGGGTAGAAAAGGAATTGCTGTTAACTTTACAAGCAAACATGATATTCAACGACTCAAAAAATTCGAAGAATATTATCAAACACAAATTGTAGAAATGCCTAATAACTATATTGAACACCTCAATCTTTAGATTGATAATAAATCGTTTAATAAATTTTTTCTTTTTCTTTTTTGAATTTAATATGTTTAATGAAGAAAATTGTTATCAAGAAACTTGTTTTCAATTACCAATTGAATTTTTAAATACTAAACAAAAATTAAGTGATAATTTAATCAATGATTTAGAACTTAATGAAACTATACACGAAGATACAACACCTGTTTATGAAACTGTATTTAACCCATCTACCGATATAGGAAAAAAATCTATTAAAAGTTGGTCCAAATATTATACCACTAATAAACAGTTTTTAAAGGAATCTCAGAAATTGTATAAAAATGCTGATGCTATTCCATTTAATAAAATAAAAATAGAACAAATGATCCATTCTTGGAAAAATATAAGAAATCAAGATAATTTTTTAGAAAAATATCAATATGTTGATTTTCAAAGACTTCTTTTTCTTAATAAATCTACTATTTTTCTCTCCATTTTAAGTTTATACAATATCTCTTCACCTGTTGTGAATCTTATGGCTCCTTTTTTTGTTTTATTACTACCATTTGCTGTTTTAAAGGTTATGGGGATGCCCGTTACTTGGAATAGTTATTATAAAATTTTATTAGAAAATATAAAACATCACGCAATTGGTAAATTATTATTTTCATTTAATCAAGCAGCACTTGGGCAAAAAATATACATAATCTTCCTTTTAGGGATGTATTTTTATAATATATATCAAAATATTATCAGTTGTTATAGATTTTATATTAACGCAAAATATATAGCCGAAGAATTCGAAATATTAAACGAATATTTAGATTACACAAAAAATAAGATTAAATTATATTTAAAAATTACCGATAGTTATAAAACTTATAAACCATTTAACAGTAAACTAAAAGATTATTTAGATAGAATAGAAAAATTTCATTATGAAATTAAAGTTATACCTACAAATCAAACTCCTCTTCAAAAATTCTTATACATAGGTAAATCTATGAAATACTTTTACATATTAAATGAATCTTATGAACTAGAAAATTTAATGAGTTTTACATTTGGATTTCACGGATATATTGATACTATTTTAGGAATTAATAAACAAATTAAATCTAAAACTATAAATCCTATTACATTTTCCAAGTCAAATAAATTTAAACTTAAAAATATGTTTTATCCAAATCTTAAAAATCCTGTGAAAAATAATATAGATATTTCAAAAAATCATATTATAACTGGCCCAAATGCTGCCGGTAAAACAACACTTATTAAAGCATCCATTATTAATTTATTAATAACCCAACAAATAGGTTATGGATATTTCGATAAAGGAACGTCTGGAACCTATAAACATATACATTGCTATCTTAATATTCCCGATTCCTGTTCTAGAGATAGTTTATTTCAAGCAGAAGCGAGAAGATGTAAAATGATACTTGATAAAATAAAAAATTTTCCAAAAGATAGCCATTTCTGTATTTTTGATGAATTATATTCTGGAACAAATCCATACGAAGCTATAAGTAGTGCTTATAGCTATTTAACACATATATCTAAAAATAAAAATGTCAAATTTATGTTAACTACACACTTTATCCGATTATGTAGTCTTTTAGAAAAAGACAAAAATATTATAAATAAATCTATGAAAACTACTGTAATTAATAATAATCCTGACTATACCTATAAGATTACAAACGGAATATCCAAAATAAAAGGAGGTGTCTGTGTTTTAAAACAACTTCACTATCCACAAAAAATAATAGATACTACAACTAAAGTTTTAGAAAAGTTATAGATTACGTTTAATTATAATAAATTTAATATAATTAAACAATAAGTAAATGGTTTTTTCTAGAGGACTAGTGATCAGTCTTGGTGTTAGTGCACTAAGTGCTACCTTATTATTTTTATATTTTCGAAATAGAATGGCTTCAGTTGAAAGAAAAGTAGATGTTATGTTTGACTTAATACAAAGTCACGAAACTGATAGACAACAAATGACTCAACAAATGATGATGAGACAGCAAAATCAAGTTCCTACACAAAATACTAGAGAGTGGGAATCAGAAGAAAATCTATCTGAAAGAAACTTAATTGATGTTTCCGAAGATGATGGAAGTGATGAAGAATACGACTCTGAAGATAGTAGAGAAGTTAGTGATAATGAAGAAGATTTAGAAGAAAGAATTAAACTTGTTACCAATGATATTGATGATAAATACGCCGAAGAAATGAAAAGTGTCGTGGTTTTAGAAACTGATACCAATGAACCTGTTACTATAAATGAATCAGTTGAACTTGAAGAAGTTACTGATAATTTAGAAGATGATTCTGGGAGTTCAGGTGATGTTGAAAATACAACTCAGTCTGCCGATAAGGCTGATGATGATGTGGATAGTTTAGACGAAGAGGATAGTCAAGTGGAAGAAGATAATGATGAAGAAGAAGAAGAAGAAGAAGAAGAAGAAGAAGAAGATAGTGGAGAAGAAGACATTCAAGTGTCGGTCGAATATAATAAGCTTAAAGTAACTGAACTTAAGGCTATTGCTGAAGCAAAAGGACTTACTAATTACAAAAGTCTTAAAAAACAACCCTTAATTGATTTAATTAAAGCATCAGAATAATTTTATAAGGTTATGTATATAAATGAGCTGGGCAACTTGTTATGAAGGTTCTAACAATATTCATTTTAATATTCCTCCATCTATGAATGATGGAAGACTTTTTTCTAGTTATGAGGCTGCTTGTAAATCTAATAACCAATTAAAGACAAATTTAGGAATTACCAATAACTATCAATATAGACAATGGTTAATTCATAATGGAAATCAAATTGCTGATAAAAATAGAAAATCTGCTTGTGGAGAATGTAGTCAATGTATTATAGAAGCTTCCCAAGCACCAAAAACACAAAAATATCTATACAAAAATTGCGCTGATACTTCTCGACCATATGGTTATGAAAATAGCGATCTTAAAAATATGTATGTTTCTAGACAAGCGCAAAATTCTAAGCTTCAAGCACCCATTTTAACACAAGAACAATTGCTTCTTTCTCGTGCATCAAAATGTTCACTAGGAGCATCTGATAGTGCCGGTCCTATGAAATCTTGTTCTTCTAATAAATTTGATTAATTATTATTTTAATTACTAATATGATTTAAAATAATAATATATAATTTAAGTAATGAAAATACTTTCTATTGATGTAGGAATGAAAAATCTTGCTTATTGTCTATTTCATATTCAAGATAATTTAGAATATAATATTGAATTATGGGATGTTGTCGATTTGTGTAAAGAAAAAATCCACATTTGTGGAGAGAAAAATAAAAATGGAAAAGCCTGTACTAAAAAAGCAAAATTTTATAAAAATGACAAATATTATTGTAAAACTTGCGCAAGAGACAAAAAATTCAAGATACCTACAGTAGAATTCAAAACACAGAAAATTAAAAAACTAAAATTCACACCTTTAAAAGAGTTCGCTACAAATAATTTAGAACTTACTTATGAAAAAAAAACAAAAAAATCCGATTTATTTAATCTTGTAACTGAAACTATTGAAAAAAAATACTTTAATTTTATTGAAAAAGTAAAAACAAAAGATTTTAATTTAGTTACTTTTGGTAGAAATTTAAAAAAGGAATTTGAAGAAATATTCAAAGATATTACTATTGACTGTGTTATAGTTGAAAATCAAATTGGACCATTAGCACTCAGAATGAAAACATTACAAGGAATGATTATGCAACATTTTATTGAAAAAGGTATTCCACTTGTAGAAGAAATATCCGCTTCCAATAAATTAAAGGAATTTATTGGTAATAAAAAAACCACATATGCCGAAAGAAAGAAATCTGGAATTATTATTACTAAAAAACTTATAAGTGAAAATAATAACCTTCATAAATGGACAGAACTTTTTACTAAACATAAAAAAAAAGATGACTTAGCAGATAGTTTTTTACAAGGTCGATGGTATTTAAAAAATACTATATTAAAGGGATAAAATATATATTATGCGGATTACTTAAAATTAAAAGTTCTAGTTATACCATAAAGCATGGAAGAAATTTCATTAAATTTAGCAGAACCAACTTTATCTGTTACTGAAGCAAGTTCAGGTGGTATTAAAATTAGTCTTGACTCTCCTAAGAAGAGTGTTAATTTTGGACCCGGTGCTGAAATGCTTATGAACCAAAATAAATCTAAGTCATCTTCACCAAAAGCAGATATTAATCTTGATGATCTTAATACTTTAGATAGTATTGATTTAAATGCTGGACCGCCAAAAGTTAAAAGACCATCATTTACTGACGTAACTAGTAACCTTTTTGGTGGTCCAAAAAGTAGTGAACCCGTTGGTATTAAACTTAAAATTGACGAACCACCCAGTGTTACTGCTACACCTTTACCTGGTGCTACTGCTAAAATTAAAACTCAAACTGATGATGGGTTCAAAACCTTCAATGAAATTCCTGTAACGCCCGCTGCTCCTCCTGCTGCTGTTAGAATGAATCCACAAGAAACTTTAAGAGAAAAACTAAAAATTTTAAGAGCTTTAGAAGCAATGGAGAAAAAAGGAATTCAACTTACTAAAAAATATACTATGGATTCTTCGTTAGCTGAAATGCAGGGAGAATTTGAAACAATTAAAGCCGATGCCGAAAAGAAAAGCAGTATTAAATTTCAAAGACAAATGATGCTTGCCGCAGTTAGTGGTCTTGAATTCCTTAATGGAAGATTTGACCCATTTGACCTTAAACTTGATGGTTGGTCTGAAGCTGTTCAAGAAAATGTTGATGAATATGATGATGTCTTTGGTGAATTACACGAAAAATATGGAGGAAAAGCCAAAATGGCCCCTGAACTTAAATTACTATTTATGCTTGGAGGTTCGGCTGCTATGCTTCATATGACTAATACTATGTTTAAATCGGCTATGCCCGGCATGGATGATATTATGAGACAGAATCCTGAGCTCATGCAACAATTCCAAAGTGCCGCTATGAATACTATGGGACAACAAAATCCTGGTTTCGGTCAGTTTATGGGTGGTGTGATGGGGGGTCCTCCTCCCATGACTATGCCTCCTATGGGTTCTCCTCCTGGACCCGATGATTCAATGAGACAAGTTCCTCCTAGAATGAGAAGACCAAAAACTAATAGACCTGATATTGAAATGAGTAGATCTAATACATTCAATGATGCTATTGACCCTAGAGATAATTTTGCATCCGTAAAAAAATCTAATAGAAGAGCCGAAATGAAAGGACCTTCTGACTTAGATGATATATTATCTGGTCTTAAAACTAAAAAAATTAATCTTAAAAGTCAAAAGAATAAAGACAGCGCCAGTGTTGTAAGTATTACTGAACTCAATGAAATGAAAGATTCTTTAGAAAAACCTAAAAAGTCTAGAAGAAAACCCAAATCTGAACGAAACACTATCTCATTAAATTTTAACTAATATAACTTTAATTGACCTGTAAGTTTCTCTATTTTATTATCGTAATCTGGTCCCACAAAACCTACGGTTATTGTTCCTGGGGAAACTTCCGTTAAACCAGCATCTCTGGTAAATCCACAATTTACCCCTTTTTTTCCAGCTATATCCATTATATACATTAATGTCTTCTCATTTGGAACTTTTAATATTACTATCTTTTCACCATCTTGCTTCCATTTGAAGAAAAGTTGACTCTGTGTATAAGCTTTAATTGTAGCTTCTACCACCGAATGACTTACTTGAGCCAATACTTTTCCTTTACTCATTTTTAAATCATCGCGGATTAATATACACATTTTAAAACTCATTTTTTAAATTATTAATATATTTTAAAAAATATTCAATTTATTTATATGGTACTAGGAATGGTTTTATATGAAGGTGTTGATTTAGCTTACAACGCTGTAAGATTAACTTATAATGGTATTACTGGTGTTTATAATTGGTATTATCAAGTAGAAGCACACGAAACAGAAGAAAAACATAAAGAAGCACAAGAAATGATAGACCAACTTAAACTACTTAATAATAGAGTTAAAGAACTTGAAGATAAACTAGTTCAAAAAGACAACTTACTTGTAGATATCAATAACGGCATTAAAAATAAATAAATAAACTACTTTAGCTACTTCCACGAAACTTTGTATATATAACTCATCTAAGTGATTGTTTTCCATTTAATAATATTAGACATTTAGCTTAATATTATTTACCTTCTTCTTTTCGTTTTCTTTTTTCGGCGTTTTCTACGCCTCTTTTTTGTTTTCTTCTTACGCCTCTTTTTACGCGTCTTTTTCTTACGGCGTTTTCCTCCACCAGTTCCACCGGTGCCGGATCGTTGTCCTTCTAGCCTTTCGATTCTATCTATTATACCGTCTCTATCAGTCTCCAGTTCATCAGCCCGCGCCTCCAGATCAGCAATCTCACCTCCATGTATATCAAGTTGTTCTTGATTATCCCTTCCCAACTGTGCCACCACGTCCAGCTGCTGCTGTTTGGCATAATGCTCCGCCCGAGCATTTAGTTGGATGATTTCATCTTTTAGTTTTTGGATTTCCTCATCTAGACTATCCACTAAGTCTGTGTCCGAATCTGAAGACCCTAAACTTTCCACTGAGTCTGTGTCCGAATCTGAAGACCCTAAAATTTCTTCGAGTTTTTCTATTCTTGACTCTGGCAGCTTCCCGTTTTCGTTTAATATAGGTTGATTCTTACCATCCTTGTCTTCTTTACAATTCCAGACTTCACACGATAAAAGGTCAACCCAATGAGCATAATGTTTATAATTTTTTATCGTCTTTTTTATCTTTCTTATATTGCTCCACAATGCCTCATTATTTTTGTTATTTGACGCCATATATAATAACTAAATATTATTATCAATATAATAGCCTATACCCATATCTCCATTTTTAAATACATATCCCTTTTTTGCACCTATAAATGTATCACTTGGAATAAACTCTAAATTTTCTTCTACTATTTCTACTTTTTTCTCATTAGACCGCGAATTAAGATAGTAATATACAATACACAAAAGTATAATACCAAAAAACATATACATTATCATTTAAAGTTATCGATCATAAAATTTCCTATATTTTAACTTACCGACGCCTCTTAGTGCGTTTTTTTCGGTTCCTTTTTCGTGATTTTCTATAATCACCTTTTATATAATTTAATCTCAATGTTCTTCTTCTCTTTTTATAATTCTTTCTTCTTGTTTTCTTCTTTCTTCTTCTTCCTCCTCCTGTTGGAACTTCTGGGAAGTTGGGTAAATCTGCAGGGTCTGTGTTATTTGGATCTCCTGCTACTGGAGTAACTCTACGTACACCCGGTATTAATGTATCTTCATTTGCCCGCATACGTATTTGCCTTCCTCTTTTTCTAGCTTCATTATTTTCTTCTTCTTTTCTTATGGCTTCTGCCTCTGCTCTAAACGATAAAGGCGGTGTTACCCTTTCTTTCAATAGACCAAACGAATCTTTAAGAGCTTCCATTCTACTTGGACAATTATTAGAACTTAATAAAGAATCTCCTATCATATCTCCCAATCTTCTTAACATCCCTGGCTTTTCTCCATCTGGATAATTTGTCTTTACACCTAAAGTCAAATCAACCAAAACTTCTAGATCTATAATCAACTGTTCCATATCTTTATCAAAACTATCTAATTCCTTAAACTTCCAATTTCTACCATCTACCTTTTTGATTTTTGCTGTTTTAATAAAAAATTGTTGATCTTTGGGAGGTGGAATCATTTTTTCCATATCTAATACTTTTACATCCTTACCTTTCGCAAACTCTGCCTTTATTACAGTTGGTTTAAATTCTAAACTTCCTGTATTTTTTATTTTACTACTTAACTGCTCATATCTAGGCAAATTATCATTTCTATCTATTGGAGCTTCCAGTATTTCATTGGGTTTTAAAATACGGTCCCAACCATTATCTATAGCAGGAGAACCAGGTATCTTTACAACTATATCTTCATCACCAATTTTAATTGTAATATTCTTACCCCTCTTAGCGCCCTTTGGAACAGGAAATTGTGCCCTCAAATTTGGCTTTTTTCCTAATATTTTTTTTCTATTTTTTTCACTATTTGGTGTAAACCCTATTGCTACCATTCTTTCTACCATATCATTTAAATAATCAGTTAATGTAGGTGTCCTTCCACCTACGATGCCTGTGTGAATTTGTTTATTAATTAGTTGAAAATCTGGATACTTAGGTTGATTTTTATCATCTATAATAAAATTCTCATTCCAAACTGCGTTTTCAGCTTCGAATAAAGCTTGTTTATTTTCGGGACTTTCAGAAGTTCTAAATGCATTACGAGCTCTATAATAATTCTCTAACTTTCTATTTGAACCAATATTAGCAGATACATCATAATTTATAAAATCTGGACCACATTCATAACTATAGACTAAATCCCCTTCATGATATAATTTTAAATCTTTCTTACGTAAATTGGTCTTATTTGATATTATTTTTCCACCAACTTCCCGTGGAGCTAAAAATTCAATATCAAAAAACATCTTTTCTGGATCAGGTCTTCTTGGACCACCCATTCTAACAGCTTCCACATTTGTTATTGGTGCTGTTACTTTTTTAACTTGGGCAATCATACCATAATTAGGGTCTTCTTTATTTTTTGGTTGATAAGTCACTAAACTTCCAGCTTTAATACTTCCCTTTGTATTTACAGTATCAAAACCAAAATTATTTGATGTTAAATCTTGATATAATTCACCCATTTGGACTGATCTTACTTTAAAACTTACACGATATAATAAAGTAGATATTTCTGGTCGTTTACCTTCATCTAAATTTCCCATCATTAATCCACATTTTTCTTGTGGTTTAGGATATAATGTTCTCAATGGTATTCTATTAGTTATTACTATCATTAGTTATAAATAATAGAGAAATTAAACCTGCATAATAAATTTATTTAAATTTCTTAATTGTTCCTTTCGTTGACTTCTTCTTTTTGCTTTTTCTAATATAGCAGTTGCTTTAGCAACTTCTTCATCCGATACTTCATTATTTTCATCCAAATCTAAAACTTCGGCAAATTGTCTATATTTCATTGGAATTACACACATTGGACTTTCTTCATTAAATAAATGGTCAGTTAACACGGTAAATATTCCGGTTAACGCTAGTGCTATTAATATATCTCTACTACCCATCCAAGATATAGCAAAAATTAATAATTGACGACCTATACTATTTTTTAAATAAGCTTCTTGTGATTTACTTAATTCTATTGTTACATATTTAGAACCTATATTTAACATTATCATGACTAATCCAGCAAAAAATTTACTATTATTTAAATAACCTAAATACTTAAATACTTCACTTATCATCTCTTATATTGTAAAAAGATATTTTTCTTTTTTACAATATTAATATAATTGTTTTGATTCACTATAACCGCCATTTGTATGATTATCTATTTGTTTTGTTGCTAACATACTAGCTCTTTCACTTTTTACCTTCATATCTCTATCAATATCACTTACACACGCCTGTGTAAATTCTTTTGGTTTCCAAACTTCTAATTTTGGATTAAATGCTTCCTTATATTCATAACCTTCATCATCCATTAACATTATTATTATTAAAGAACCTAATACTCCTGAAGATACTCCATATGTTACAGTTAAATGAACGTTTAGGAAAATTAAACCAATTAATAATACTTTGTTTTTAACGAATGCCTTTAAACATTCTGGTTTTTTATAAACTAACATTACCACAATTGCTAATAATATATATTGTACAACTTCTTCCATTATATAATAAATAATTATATAATTTTTCAGTTATTACAATAAAATTATAATCTTATTTTTTTATAAGTATAATGGCAAGTTCTTTATCATATTCCACATTTGAATCCAATGAGTCTAAAAATCTTTCCGTATCCAAAATTCAATCTCAATCTAGAAGAAAAAATAAAACTATTAAGAAGAAACCAACAAAAAAGGCAGAAAAATTCCTAAACTCTATTAGTGAAGATTTTGATGATATGGATGATATGGATGATTCTGGTTTAGCAAATTTTGAACCAATGAGTAATCCTGTTATTACTAAAGCACCTGATGATAAAAAAAAACAAAAAATGCCTCCAAAAAATAAAGACGACGAGGCTGTTACTCTTGAACAGTTTGAATCTATAAATGAAAATGATATGGCTCAAAACAATTACCAACAATACATGAATACATATGTTCCATATTATTCTAAACCATCCAATCAAGCTAACTTACACGGTTCTAAGGATCATCTTATGAAAAAACTTAATTATATGATTCATCTTTTAGAAAAACAAGAAGATGAAAAAACTTCTAATGTAACTGAAGAACTAGTCTTATATATGTTTTTAGGAGTTTTTACTATCTTTTGTGTTGATTCCTTCGCACGTGCCGGAAAATATACCCGCTAATATGTTAACTTATATATTTAATTTAACATAAACACCTTATCGCTCATAAATGGTCTATAACCAAAATTATAAAAATAATATGATGTTTGAATTTCCTCTTCTGGATGATAACGTTTTAATATATTTTTTAACAATAGCTTATTATCTCCAATATTTTCTATAAAAATTTTACCTAACTTTTCTATTTCACGTATTTGCGATAACGCACTCAAAAAACTTATTGTAAACACGCTGTTATCTGTCTCATTATAACTACACATACATTCAATCGCATTACTACCATTATAACTTGTATAACTATTTCTAAAGAAAAACAAATCATATGGGTTTTTCTCTAACATTGTTACTGAAACATATAATTGTGTATCATTTATTAACTTCATTATATGATTCAAGTTTGGTATTATCATACAGTCAAATTTATTACTTTTTACTAATCGGTCCCATACATCATTCAATAAATACATATTATTTTTCGTTATTAATATACTATTTAGGGTTGGTTCATCAAATCGCACCTTCTTATCCCAATAAGTTATATCAAACATATAATTATAATAAGTCGTTAATGGAACTATTAATGTTCGCGCACCTTCACGTTTAAATAAAAATACAACACTCTTATGTTTATTGCGATGATTCAAATAATGACTATAAATCACTTCTGGTGCTATACCCTTTTTCCTATGTTTTTTATCCACACACAAAAAATCTACGTAATGTAGGTCTAGCTTTTTATCTTTTATAAAACAACTTAATGGTCTTGTGCTCATACACCCTAATATTTTGTTATTTTCCATTTTAAGTGATATATAACTAGTATCGTTATGATTTTTGAAATAATTTAAAACGCCATTTTTAGGAGGATTATAACATTCATGTTTGTGTGGCATAAAATTCTTGCGTATAAAATACACAAACTTCAACTTTTTTGAATGGCTTAAACTGAAATAATCGCTAAATTCTATCTTTTCATTATAAAATTTATTCTTTTCTGGTTTGTCGTGTTGAATAATTCCAGGTGGAAACATCCAATATTTCAAATTGTGATAATGAAATACAGGCTGTTTAGACCAAAATGGATATTTCACCTTATAAATACCTATAATTATACAAATAATTGCTAATACTATTCCCAAATAATACATTATATATTTTTGGGAAAATATAATCAATATATATACGATGAATGGCCCCTTTAGAGTAACTTTAATAAATGCACACACGCATCGTGGAAGAACTGTATATGGAGATACCGCTCGCGCAGCAGCTTTTGCGGCTGGATTAAAAGCTACTGTTACAGCTGTTGAAGAAGTCCAATCTCCAACTAATCCACAGGAAACAGAATTAATGTACACCGTTACATTTGACCAACCAGGATATTGGGTAGGAAGAGGACTTAATGAAATTAGCAGTCTAACAAAAAGATGGCCTGCTAGTTTTTTTAACACAATAGAAGATGATGGTGTAAGACCAGCTGGTCTTGTAGATCATAATATTGGCGAAGGAGAAAATGCTCAAGCTGATATGGGTGGAGGAAGAAAAACAAGAAGACGAAAAAGTAGAAAAAGAAGAAGAACGAGAAAAAAACAACAAGGTGGACACCATTTATACAAAAGACTTGGTGTTAGTAAATATGCATCCCAAAAGCAAATTAGAAAAGCCTTTAAAGGTCTCAAAAAGAAAAGAAAGGTCAACAAAAAAGTCAAGGAAGCTTACAAAATTCTCTCCAGAAAGAAAACTCGCAAACAATACAACAATAGATACAGAAAAGCCTTAAAAAGAGGAGGAAAAAGAAAAACACGTAGAAGAAAAGGTGGAAATGAAAACTGTTACAGTTTTAAAGACCCAAAAGATTCAAAATTATGTAATGAAATCTCACGGACAGAACAATATTATAATACAATTCATCCGGAAAGATTAAGCAGAGGACAAAAAATAGCTCGATACGCGAAAAACAGATTAACTAGAAGAAACACTCCTAAACCAGAAAATCAACAACAAGTAGCACAGCAAAAACAAGCAGCTTTTCTAAAGTTTAAAGATAAATTACATCCAATATTGGCGGAACTTAAAAAAAATGAAGATAAAATACGTGACAATTTAATAAAAACGATAAAAGGATGGGATGATAATACTGGTGAAAAACAAAGAGTGTTAGAAGCAAAATATGATGAAGCATTAAGTAAAACAAATGAAAAATTATTATTAATGAATACAATAAATCAAAATTTAAATAGTGATAATTGTCCTCTTCCAGAACAAATTGAAAAAGCAAGAATAGAATATAGTAATCTGCTCAATCCGTTTGCTAAAAAAAGAAAACCACTATCATCAAAATATTCCAATTTTGATGTTCCAGTTTAAGTATTACGTAATAATACCTACTACACCTATGTAATTGGTATTATTAAACCATATAAAGACAAAATCAAAAATTGTGATATATGTATCTTTGGATAGTCATTGCAGCAGGATGCTTCGCATTCTTTGCTTCTATGGGGATTGGGGCTAATGATGCCGCCAACGCTTTTGCTACTTCTGTCGGTTCTAAGGCTTTAACTATTAAACAAGCTGTTGTATTAGCAGCTATTTTTGAAACGGCCGGAGCTGTATTAATGGGTAATCATGTTACCGAAACGATTAGAAAAGGTATAGCAGATTATAAATGTTTTGAAAATGATCCTGAATTATTAATGTATGGATGCATGTGGGTTATTTTCTCTGTTGGAGTATGGCTTTTCCTAGCTAGTTATTTTGAAATGCCTGTATCAACTACTCATTCTTGTGTAGGTGGAATGATCGGAATGGCTATTGCTTTAAAAGGACCAGAATGTGTTATTTGGTATAAATCAGTAGATACTTTTCCTTATGTTGGTGGAGTAGGGGGTATCGTTATATCTTGGTTTATATCTCCATTATTTTCTGCTATTATTGGGTGTGGAATATTTAGTGTCGTTAGATGTAGTGTATTAAGACGCGATTTTAATTCAAAAAGATTAAATATTGTTTATCCAATTTTGATTGGTTCAACTATTACTATTAATACATTTTTCATTATCTATAAAGGGGCCAAGGGATTAGGATTAGATAAAACTCCTATTGGTATAGCATTTTTAGTAGCATTTGGAGCAGGTGGATTATCTGTTATAATTACTATTCCTATTGTACCAAAAATTAAGGAATATGTTAGAAAGAAATTTCAAAATGTTGGAACAAATGTTGAACTACCTAGCATTCAAGGAGAAGTCAGTAAAAATCAACACGAATTAAATATTAAAAATCAGATTGAATTAGATAGAGTTATTAAACTCCATGATGACGCTGAAAAATTCGACAATAAGACAGAAGAAGTATTTAAATTTTTACAGATTTTTACTGCTATTTGTGATTCATTTAGTCACGGTGCAAACGATGTCGCAAATGCTATTGGACCTTTTGCTGCTATTTGGATAATCTATACTTCAAATGGGGAAATTAATAAAAAGAATAGTATGGAACAAGATGCTTATTGGATTTTAGGACTAGGGGGTATCGGTATTGCGTTAGGTCTATTTGTATATGGTAAAAAAATCACATATGCTATTGGAGAAAAGCTTGTTAAAATAACTCCATCGCGCGGAGTTGCGATAGAACTTAGTTCTGCTCTTGTTATCATTACTGGTTCTCGTTTAAAAATTCCACTGTCTACTACTCACTGTCAGGTAGGGGCAACAGTCGGTGTTGGTTTATTAGAAAATACCAAAAATTGTTCTGGTATTAACTGTAAAGTATTTTGGAAAACTGCTTTAGGTTGGATTATTACTTGTTTCATAGTTGCTTTATCCGCTGGAATATTAACAGCTCAAGGAACTTATGCACCATCTCAAAAAGAATGGTGTCGCGCCAATATTACCAGCATTATTAACTAAAACAAACATATTTTATTTCATATTTTTCACATATATTACCCTCTATATCCTCATATATGTGACGCACTTTCTTCTTAAAACAACCGGTTAGTCATTCGTAGCTATTTGGTAAAGTTACATATAATCTACGTGTTCTTTTCGACGCGAGTCGCTCTACATCACCAACGTGTGGTTGATACTGTGATGGAAATAAATCTAAGAAAGCTTGAATATATAACTTTTCTTTACGTTCTGGAATAGCTAACATAAATAATTCCTGTTGTCCTGAAGCAAAACATTCTACTTTTGAGAAAAAATTACATTTTAATTGAGTTTGGAATTCTAATTTTTCTTTTGCCCATTTTTTACCATAAGTTGCTTTTAAATCAGAAAACGATGGAATCATATTGTTAGCGTAACTTTTATCTCCATCATCTGTCTTACTTAAAAGAGGAAAACTTGCTTCTGTGCGATAATCAGCTTCTGCTAATAAAGAACTCATTTTATTTATTATCATAAGAAAAAAATAAAATAAATACGTGCTTATTCTGGTTTATACATTAGATATAAATATTGGTATCCATATTGTGCTATTACCATATTAATTTTACCTTTTAATATAAATCCAGCCTGTTTAGCCATTGATATAATCTTCTTTTGGGGAATCATATAAAGCTTGTGAACATTTTGTCTTACATTTTTTGTTTTATCATCAATCATATCCTCTTTAAATTCCGCTAAATCATTTTCTTTATCTAATGTAAAATTTGCCTTATATTGAAAGTCTTTAAATTTCACTAAAGAATTAGTAATGCGTTTTTTAGCATATTTCTGAGCACTAACTATATGTAAAGGATCTGCTGTATTTATAATTGGGTCAAATTTATCTCTATTTACCAAATGTAATAAGAAATATCCACCAGGCATTAACCAATCATATACATTATTAATAAACTTCTGTTTATCTTCCATATAATAAATTGTAAAGTATAAACATGTTACTGTTGAAAAACTATTTGCCGGATAAATTATATTATCTAAAGCATTCCCTTCTTTAAATCTACAATTTTTATATTTTTTTTGGGCCATTCTTACCATAGAAGGTGAAGCATCTACTCCTTCAGCGTGACAACCTAATTTTTTTAGAGCAGATACATGATGTCCACTTCCACTACCAATATCTAATATTCTACTCTTATTTGTTATATTAATCACTCGCGATAATTCACCTATTTCAAAATCATTCTTTACTTGATCTAAAACTAAATCATCATATATTTCACTATAAAAATCATCATAACATTCTAATCCTTCCTTTAATACAAACTTCTTCCTTTGAACAAAACCTTCCTGAACTGGAATATGTAAATTCATTACTAAACATATTATTAAAATAGCTGCTAAAAATAATACACCTTTAGCCCATTTATCTAATTTCATTATTGGTCTTACCATACTTTTTAATGATTTTAACATTCTATATGTATTAATTAGTTATTTTTTTTATATAAAATATGTATTAAATGAATCAAAATGAAATTAGTGATAAACGACTCATAAAAGCCTTTAAAGGAATTACTTTTTCTAATTTTAAAAAAACAGAAGCTAAAAAAGAATTACTAAATAACTTAAGTGCCGGAAAAATAGAACCATCCTGTTACTGGGCCGCCGAATTTATATGCGCTGGACATTTTTTAGATATTTGGGACATTTTTCTTTTATTCATAGGTAAAAATATTCATATAGGTAATCCAAAAATACCTATTTACATTGATATGAGAATTAACGACTTTAAAAATATATTACATAATGGATACACCGGTAATATATTAAAAATGAGAAATAATGATAAAATTAGAAAGCTGTTTGCTGAAGTTATATGTGTTATTTGTCTTTCTAAAAAAAAACACTCATTTGATAACATTAAAATAAATAAAGAAGACTTTAACGTTACTAAATTATCTCATAAACTTAAAGCTAAAAACATATCATACGGTACCAAAATTTTTATGAAAGAAGACCCTAAAGAATTATTTATTGCGATTAATGAACTTTATTGGAATTTACTTTCTTCTCAAAAAAATGGTACTGAAGCTTGTTATTGGTTAGAATGGATTTCTGGATTTGAAGATGCTTGTAAAAAAGAAAAAAGGAAATTTATATGTGAAAGACGCAATGTTCCTGTAGATGTTAAATTACAAAAAGACATAATATGGATTGTATGGGATTGTTTATTATTAGAATCATCTAATAGAAGCAAGGGGCACCATAAGCTTATTAAAGCATTGCTTAATTTATATTGTTTAAAATTTACTCCGGGTGTAAAAAAAAGAAGAAAATATTTAATTTATTTCGCCATTCATCTATTAACAGAACCTTTAGATAATACTATACCGATTATTTCTGATAAAAATATTATTCAAAATGTTACAGGTAAAATAAATGTTATTTACAAACAAATTAAGAAAAATGAAATTAAACCTGATACAGATTACTTATTTAACAATAGTTTTACGAATAATAATTTAGAAAAAACTATAGCAAAATTAGACAAAATGAATGCGTTATCAGGAATGACTCCAAGGAATAATTAATTTTTTTTCTAACGTTAAAATATATATGTCACGAGTTAGAAAAAGAAATGCTCTTCATGGATATGCTCCTTCAGCAGATGCTAGCAAAACCACAACATGTGTTGTTAATGGTCGTTCATATACTGTATCAAATGGTGCTACTATGAATTTTGGTGGTAACATGAAATTCGGCCTTTACCCAACTGTAGGTGTAAGTGTTGGATTCCTTAACACCTTAAGTAATTGTTGCCGTCACCAAAATGCTGTTTACAAAGGTGTTGTTATTGATACAAGTTGTTAAATATAAAAAATATTCACTATTATATTTTTTTCTTAATGAAATATATAATGGCTCGTAAAGCATCTCGTTCTCATAAACGTTCTCACAAACGTCGTTCCCGCACACACAAAAGAAAATCACGCACCCACAAGAAAGGTGGCAAGCGTAGAAAGACCATGAAAAAACGTCGTTCCCGTCGTCGCCGCCGTCGTTAAATTTTTTTGTAAATAAATTTTATATGAATATTAAAAGTTATTTACTAATTTCTATTCTAGTTGTTGGAATTGATGCCGTATTCTTGAACTTAATATCCAATACGTTTAAGCATCAAATCAAATCAATACAGGGAACAGAACTTCGTTTAAATATGGTATCCACTGTTCTTTGTTATTTATTAATGACTTTAGGAATTTATTATTTTATTGTTGAAAAAAAATTTTCCATGAAAGATATGGCTATTTTAGGCATTTTTACTTACGGTATTTATGAACTTACCAATAAATCACTCTTTGATAAATGGTATTGGAAAACCGTAGCTTTAGACGGTATATGGGGCGGTATATTATTTACACTCGTCCATTATTTTTATCATCAAATAGTTTGAAGTCGTCCTCTTTTTGGTGTATAATTTGGAGTAAATTCCAACATTTCTATCTCTTTTCCGTTTATTTTAAAGTTTCCATCTGTTACTTTAAAATTTACCAAATCTTGTAGTTTTTGTGACTGTAATGCCTTTAAAGTTTTGTTTTCCTTCTTCACTCGTTTACGCAATATTTTTAACATTATTCTACTTATTGTATTATTTACCGTTTGAAACACTTTTATAATCCCACCTGTTATACCTACTATTTCTATTATTGTAAAATGATCTACTGTCTTATATAACCAATAATCACTTAAAGCCGCAACCAATAGAGTATTAGTAACTATTAATACCCACTCCAATATAAGTTGAAAATGTTTCTTAATAGACAAAGATACATCATAATTTGGTAATTTTGACGAATCAATAAATAAATCCTCATAATATAATGGTCTTGATGCCGTATAATATACTAGTTTTGGAAAATTCCAAAATAAAATAAATGCTGATACACCTACTACCATAGGAAAATAATAAAAATTAAATATTTCTGGATGAATTGCCGCCACCGGAGCAAATATCAAAGGTAAAAAATACCTTTTACACTTTATATCTTTACAACTTGCTTTTTTACACTCTACATCTAGGCACATTAAACACATTTATATACAATTATAAAGCATCATTTAAATACTTTATAATTATCTTCCACCCTTGTCTAGATTTTTCCACATTTTTTTTATATCTTTAATACTACTCCATCCCAATTTACACGGAGGAATTGATTTTACGTGAGATGCTCCTCCTTCTCCAAAATTTCCATAATAACATAATTCAAATCCATTCCAATCATCATTTTTTTTCATATTCCACCAATCTATAATCATACTACATATCAAATGACTTTTTTTTGGGTGATCGATTCCTATATGTCTAAGCAATTGGAGAGCAAAGTCTTGCTTTATCCACAAATTTCCTTTTTTCATTTCTTTACACACTTCTAGTGCTACTTCTAGGTTATTTTTTTGAATATGATACTTAAGAACTTGATAATAATGAGAACTTTCATCTATCGAATGTTTGTCTACATATTCAGATAGCTGTCTCTGAAACTCTTGACTATACCATACAGACGGTGCTGTCGCTATTCCCCTGTTTTCACTACAACGAGAACATCTGCCGCCAAATATATCGTGTGCAAAATATTTTCCACATATAGGACAATTAGGTTTGTTATCTTCTTCTAGTAATGCTGCCATTTTATAATAAGTTATACCCTAGCTTTTTTCATATCAATTTTCTATTTTCTTATTCACTTTCTCTAGTGCTTCTTTAATAGATATTGTATCTGCGAGTTGATTTTTTATTTTCTTATTTTCTTTTACTTTTTCTTTTGGATTGCTTTTTGTAGCTAACTTTAATGTTTGCTTTTGATATAACTCCATTACTTCTGGGTCTTTTAAGTCTTCGGCTGTTATATTACCTATATCATATGTATTTAGTTTATTACCTACACTAGTTATAACGTGATCTACTGATTCACCATTATCCTTTTTCCATTCTCCCTTTGTTTTTACTAAGAATTTACCACGTTTTTTATCAGTAGAATGAATAGGACGTTGTGTATCGTCTAAGTTTTCAAGTTGCTTGATTATTACATTAGCGACACCCTTTTGATAGCCGTTTTCTAATGCGAAGTTATAATCATTTTGGTCTAATTTTAATTGCTTAACAAAATCTTCAATATTTAAAGCGTTATTCGCAAGTTTGGATAAAAATGTATTTTGGTCTATAATAATAATATTCTGCGTGACGTTGTTTTGGATATTGTTTGTGATATGCTGTGGATTTTTTTGCGCTAATTCTACTTTTTCCAATTTGGCTTCTAACGCCGCAATTTTTTTGAGGTAAAAATTTTCTGGACTTTTTTCCTCATTTTCAACTTTTGGACATTTTTCTCCAGCACATTTTTTCTTATGACGCCATAGACTTGATCTACTTTTAAAATTTACACCACAAGCAATACATAAAAATTTATTTGCTACTTTTTGTTTCACTTTTGAAACACTTTTTGAAACATTTGAAACGTGTTTTTTAGTTAATAAATGCTTATCATAATTATTTTTTCTACTCGTAGTATAGTCACAACATTCGCAGTAAAATTTGTGTATGGTGTTGCTACTTTTTGCTACTTTTGCTACTTTTTGTTTCATCTCTAAATAAATGTCCTATTTTATTTTTAAGTATTTTGGGGTAAAATATTAATCCATAGTGCTTTTTTTTAAGCTCTGGTAACAATTTTTTTCAATTACTTTTTCAAAATTACCTACAAGGTTCTAGTGGATTGATTTTTGGACCTAAAAATCAGAAAAAAGTCATATATAATTTTCAATTTTGGACATTTATTTTTGTCCATTTTGCAAATATGGGAGAACTTTTTATAAAAAAATGTGTGCGGTACTTTTTTCGGCACTTTTTGAGACTTTTTGAGACTTGTCCCAAAATAATATTTAAAATATCAATTTAAAAAGATTTTTGATTAATGTATCATAATGCTTTTTCTTATTTCTTGGAGTATTCCTACTGCTAACCGTGTTTCCTGTTCGAACGTCTTTGGTAACATGACACCCGCTGATGATCTTAAAGATGCGGGCGAACATATTAAAATTGTGGGTCGCTGGCACTATTTGAGTGGTGACGGCGGAGTTTGTATTTGTGAAACCGATAACGTTTCCGCTCTTAACTCTTTTATGCTTAACTGGGCTCCTATTTGTGATATTAAGGTAAGTCCTATGGTGGACGATGCTATGTCCCGGGCTAATCTTCAAGACAAGCCATATTTTCAGGCTAAGGGTGCATCAGAAGAGGGCGCTAGCGATTCCGCATAAGTTGTAGTATAAGAATATAAATAATAATTTTACAAATTTTTTATAATTATTATTTGCTTCTGAAATATATCAAACACTGATAACTCTTAGTAAAGTTATATTTCTCTGATATACGGGCTGTAATTTTAAAATCTTCATTTCTATTTAATAATTTCTTCCAATCTTTTCTATAAATATTCGTTTGATTTTCACCGTCAAACATATAATCTTTTTTGTTTAATGTTAGTAAGGCACAAATATGACCTTGATTAACATCACGGATACCTACAGAATCTAATTTATATTCCATTTTTTTCCCAGATGAGTCAGTAAAAGTGTATTTCTTCTGCTTTTTGAAATCTTTTACCATAGCGTATTTTTTATCATTACCATAAAGTTTTCCATTTGCCTGTGTAATTCCCTTTTGAGGGTCACCATCAGTATTATCTATAATAGGAATAATAATAATATGCGGTTTGTTTGTAATAACGTGATTATATACCTTTGAACCAGGAATTTTCATGGATCGAAAATTTATATGTCCACGGACACTAAAATTTCTTAGACCAAAACCGTGTGCGTTATGTTTCTTATCAAAATAATTAATAATACCTAAAAACATAGCTATAGGATTTCCAGCATCTCCTGGTTTAGTTATTTCGTTAAATCCTACCATTTGTGTTCCACTATATTTCTTTCCAATTTTTTGATAAATTTCCTGTATAACATCATTTGTATTCATTTCATTCCAAAATCCAGTAGGGTCTAATGTTCCTAATAATGCTGCGGTAATCATTTTATTTAACAACCAAAAAGGATAACGAACTTTATCAGGTATTTTTTCTTTTGTGGTTTTAAACTTACCAGTAATCATACTTTCTCTGAATGCTTTAAAGAATTTACGTCCTTTATCAGTAATAAAGAAGAGCATAAAAAAGGTATTAAACCAACAATTAGCTCTATTTTGATATGGAGCTCGTATGTTTTTAGCAAGTAAAGGTTTTTTACTTTTTAAATTATCTAATAAATATTGCTGTGCTTTTTTAGATTTCCAACCAAAACACTTTTCTTTTTCAGGATTAAATATTTGATTTTCTTTACATTCTTGGTAAAATAACTCCTTATGTGGACTAATGGATAATCGTTCTATTTCGTTATTAATGGTAGGACTATAAGAACGTAATCTACTAATAGTAGGATTATCTTTCAATTTTTTTACCATTTTTTGTGTAAGTTTAATTTTCTTTTTAAGTTTTTTCGTTTTGCTAACTGTAGGTTTCTTCTTCTTTTTAGTTTTTTTTACTTCTGGATTTTTACATCTTCCTGTATCTTTATTACATACTTTACCTTTTTCTTTACACTCTCTTTTTTTTGCCGCATCACATTTAATCTTCTTTTTCTTAACTGTTTTATTTTTTTTAACTTTTTTAGGTGCTTTTTTTCTAGTTACACTTTTTTTACACCTACAATTATCCTTATTTAATTCATAACCGGTTGGACATTTAGGTAGTATAATTGGCATGTATATATATTCTAAATAATTTAATATTTATAAAATGTATATATGAGCGATACGATTCCAGCAATAATGAAATCAATAACACCATCAAAAAGCCCGTCATTAATACAAACACCAACTCCTAGTTTAAGTGAAAAGATAAGCAAATCAGTTAGTAATACTGCTTCGAAAATGCCTTCCTTAAACACAGGTACAAATGATGGAGGGGCTATGATGATGAAAATCGGATTAATAGTTTTAGCATTAGCCTTTTTAGCATACAATGTATATTTATATTATTATGAAGGAACAGATATTTTAGGTAAACTATTTGGAATAGGTATAGTAGGAACAGGAAAAGTAACACAAGCAACAGTAGATCTAGCTGCGGAAGGAACAAAAGGAACTCTAAATGTAGCACAAGAAGTAACACGCGATGTAACAAGTAAGGTGGAAGAAGTAGGACAAAGTATTGAAAATAGAGCGGATAACAGAGTAGGAAAAGCAATAGAAGGTCCAGATAATTTAAATGATGATGATAATACTAGAGCAGATTTATCAACAGAAAGTGAAATTCAACAACCAAAACAAAGTGGATATTGCTATATAGGAACTGATCGAACATTTAGAAGTTGTGTTAAGATGAACTCTGGAGATACGTGTGCTTCAAAACAAGTATTTCCAACAAAAGATATCTGTATAAATCCAACTTTAAGAAGATAAATTACATAGTTTAATTATTTAAAATTATGTAATTATTGAGCACCGGCGGCAAGTTGAGGTTTTTTAAAGAACCATCGAAGAGAGAAGTAGTGTGGGAATACTTTCATTGAATCATTAGGTGTAAGGTCAGGACCAGCAGTAACAAGATCATTGATTTGAACACCTGATAGTGCGTAACTATAATATCTTAAACTAGAAAGATTTCCTGCAAAACCACCATTTTGACATACATAAACATTACCATAGTTTTGTTTAACTGGAGAATTAAATTTATGACGATTAACAATTGTTCCATTAATGTATGTGTCCATTTTATCGTGTCTAACCCTAATTGTAAGATTAAACCATTTTTTAACTGGTAAATCTTTAATAGTAACTTCTTCAATAACATCATTAAATGTATTCATATAAATAGCAAGTTGATTAGCTCCATTTTCATCATTAGCTTTGAAATATACACCAGGAGCATTATTTGGGAAATTCATTCCGCTGGTATTAAGGTCACCAAAAGTGGATTTGTCTCCTACATTTTGAGCAGATCCTTTATTAAAGATGTGACGTTTAGACCCTTGATTAATAGAATAATTTGTAACGTATAACCATACACTGTAAGTAAATTCAATACCTTCTCTTTCATTAACAGATCTTACAATAGGTTTGGAACCTTTAAGTTTAGGATCCATAGGAACAGTTCCAGCGGTTCCAGGGTCAGATGCGTCAATAAATCCTTTTACTAAAATAGGATTTTTGTCGGGGCTAAGGGCCCACATAACAAAACGAGAACCTAATCTAAGGGCAATAACAAAAAGAACGATAATTAATATTAAGAAACAAACTTTGGCTACTAAAGAATTAGAATATAAAAACTCAGTTGTTCCACCAACAACCCTATTATTCCTAAATTTAGACATTAAACCACTAGCTTGATTAGAGGCACCACCAAGAGCACTTCCAAAATTAGCTAGCGGATTTTTATTATAATTACTTGAAAAACTACCATAAGACATATTTATATATTATTGATAAGATAATTAGATTGAGAAACTATTAATTTCTTCGTTATCTTTTAGGAAAGATAACTTAATTTTGTATTGATTAAGAAGGTCACTTAACCAATTGCTTCCAGGTCCTTCTCTGTAAATTTCATATGCTTCGCGTGGACTGATAGTGCGTGAGTAGTATCTAAACTTAGCAGTTTCTCCATCAAACCCACCATTAGGAGTAAGACTAATAGCAGCACCTTCACTTGTAATAGGAACACCGGGAAGAGTATGAGTATTAACTAATTTACCATCAATATAAGTATCTACAGCACGAGTGGTTGTAGTAACAATAATATTACACCATTTTTGAAGAGGGATATTATTAATATTCCAAGATTCAGATTGACCTCCTTGAAGACCAAGGGTAATTGAGAGGTCATTTTTAGAACCTCCTAAAGATAATTCAGGTAATACATTAGAAGGATTAGGAGTATCATTAGCGCTTCTATAGAATATTTGCTTAACTTGTCCATATCTATATTGCCAGCTGTTTACATAAATCCAAATACTGTATGTATATGAAACTGAGGCAGGATTTCCTGGTAACTTAGATGCCTTAATTTGCTTAGCATTTTTGGCGTTTCCACCGCTGTATAAATTGGTTGATGAACTATCCTTAAAAACATAAATATAAACAAAATATAATATTAAAAGAACGATTACACCTAGTAAGATTTTTTTACCATCCATGATATAATATAGATTTAGAAATTATCTAAATAATAGGAGGGTTATTATTTTTTAATAAGTTGTAGTTTGTAATTATTCGCTCTCTAGATATAGAAGCGGGAAAATACACTACATTACATATACCACCTCCTAGTCCATTATTTTCTCCTATGTCTAATTGATCAAAGGACATATAAGGGACTACACTGGGAAAAGATCTTACTAGCTTACTATTCATAAATATATCTAAATGACCACCATCATAATTAATCACAATGTTATTCCATTTTTGTAATGGTGGACCGTCAATAATATATTGAATTGGTTTTTTATTTAATCCATTATTCATTATAATTTTAATTTTATTTAACTTGGGGTTATACATAATTTTTGGTTTATCGCCGTAATTTAATATGATGCTATATTTGTTGTATGCTTTTTTAAAATTGGGAGCATTGGCACGAATGAAGAACCAAGAACTTATAGAATAATTATAATTATATTCCATATCTATTTTATCAATGTTAAAATCTTGAAAGCCTCCAATATTTTTTTTATTATTAAGATAAACGGGTTCTCTAAGTAAAACTTTGCCTTTACTGTATTGTGTGAGTTGACTTTTTTGTTTTTTCAAATCTTTAATATAAATTTTTAGATTTTTTTTCTTTTCACGTAAAGATACTAATTGACCAGTATTTTCTTGAATAAATTTAATCATATTTTTTAATTTTCTTTCACAATCAAATTTATTATTAACACTATTATCATTTTCACATAATTGTTTGGTTTTGTAACCAAAATCAGTAAGATATTTAATTAACTCTTCTTCATTATCAGGACTATTATAAAAGTTAGTATTAATGGTTGCCCATTGTTGAATAGTAAGTGGACCATTGCCGGAATCATATTTCATTATTTGCTTAATACGTTCATCAATAACTAATATATCCTTTTCGGCAGAATTAATTTTATTCTGTAAAATAATTTCCTTGTTATCTTTTCCAGGGGTGAGTATATAGAACCATTTTACAATTTTTGGAATAACAAAGTATAAACTTATAGCAATAATTTCAAGTGCTAAAATTATATAAGCTGCTCTAGGAGTATGTCTAAAATGATTGAAAAGAAAACGTGTTATCTCGAAGAAAATACACGGAATAATAAAAAAAGTATAAAATAATCCTGAAAGAGGCAGTGACCTATGTATAGCTCCCATAAAATTAGGATATTTGCTTCTTAATATATAATACATAAGTGTAAGACCAGTTAAGCCGGCTGCTATCATTATAAAAGTGGTTCCAGTAACTGAGAAAAGCGTATTTTCAAAACCAAATTTAATAAACAAAACTAATAATGCTAATGCTAATCCAACAGCAATAGATATAAATAAATATTTGGATGTATTTTGATATAACCAGTTAAATTGTTCACCTGAACCGTCACCAGCAGGAAAAGGGTCGGTTCCTAACACACCATTCAGTATACTTTTATTGAAAACAAAGAACAGTCCTAAAATACTAATAATCAATCCACTTAAAACAAGTAAGTTAATAATATGTGAATAACCTACAAGAGTAGAAGGAACACCATATGTAAAAATTAATATACTAATAGTAAGAAAAGTAAATAAAGCTAATATGGGCAATGTTTTAGATAAATTATCTTGTGTGTCCCAAGCTCCATAAGGAGTAAATCCATTAGGTCGTCTATATCTATCAGGAAAAATAGGGATTAACCACCATAAAAATTGACCTAATAATTTTAATGTATGAAGTATATTTTTTAAAATATAAAGGAATATTCTTCCCGCGGCAACCCAACTGGGTGGAAAATTACCTTCCGTCCTATACTTATAAACACCATATCCAATAGTTCCCACAACTGATAAACAAACTATTATTAAAGGTAGATACACTATAAAACTAATTGTACTTTTTAGGGAATCACTCATTTATATTTTATACATATTAAATATTTATAAATAATTTCGTGCTGTTTTTTCAGCGTGACAATCATTACATAAAGCTTCTAAATTTTCAACTTCATTAGTGCCTCCAAATTGTAAATCGATTCTATGATCAACCTGAAAGGTATGTTTGAGTTGTTTAGCACAAGTTGCACATTTCCATCCTTGTGATGATGCGACGTATTTCTTTTTGGTTTCACTAACACATCTTTTTGAACTAGTTCCTCCAGAATTTATCATTCTTTTATGTTGTGGACTTAAATTCATTTGGATATTTTGCTGTCTAAAATGACTGATTTTATCTTGAGCGTTTGTAAAATCAAATAGTGGAGTAAGTAAATCGCTTGTATTGGAGTCCATAGGCATATATTTTATAAAATCAGTAGCATTTTTTACTAAATTTCGACTTTGATTTGGGTTTTTATTAATAAAAACATACATACTTAGACCAATAAAAGCAAATGTAGCCATCTTATAATATTTTTTACCTTTTACAATATAATCAGTGAATTTCCCATCGTAATAAGTATTAGCAACAAGAAAGGCTGTTATTAAAAAAATGATAAAATTAATTTTCATATATATAATTAATTTTATTAAAATTTCTATTCATCTATAATGGTTACCTTGGTTTTTGGTTTTCTTTTAATTCTTAATTCACCCAATACTGATATATTTTCATCATTAAGTTCATATCGAATTCCTATAACTTTAATAACAATATCATCATCTATTTTTACCTTGGAAAATTCAACACTATTATAATGATGATCTCTAGCAATAAATACAGTTATTGGTGAGTTTTGTTCTTTAGCATAAATAGCTCGAATTCCGGCTTTTGTAATATTTTTAGCCTGGACTTTAATAACTTGTCCCTCAACTGGTCTACATATTAAACATTCAAACATAACTACAAATACTACATTATTGGCTTTAATTTCTCCACTTGAATGTGTAAGAATGTTTATAGAACCATTTTTAATATAACCTTCTGGACAACACTTATGATAAAGTTTTTCTTCTAATTTTTTTTGAATATTTTGATTAATGTTACCTCCAATACTTTTGAAAGGAATAACAATATTACGAGTTAAAACATTCTTCATCCATATACTTTTTCCTGCTTTTTTGGATGGTTTCTTTGCTGGTTTTTTTGACATGGAAGCGATTGAACTCATATTTATATAGTATTATTATATTTGTTTTTAAATTCAATTTTATTATAATGAAACTTTTAGATTTGTAATCTTATTTAGTTGACTTTCAAACGAATTAAAAAACCATTTTTTATTATCATCATTTTCGTCTAAATATCTTAACAAAAATTCTTTTTCAATGCAAAATTGCGTATCAGTAATAGCTATGGGTTTTCTTCTATTTTTTTCTACTTTTTCATAATTAATATTTTTTCTTGAAAAAGGATTATCATCGTCGTAAATAGAATTTATATTTATTTTACTTCCTGTTGTCGTAATATTATATTTTATACCTTTATTTTTAGATACCAATTTATTTAGTTCATTTAATGAAAAAATTACACTACTTTTAGTTACTCCAGCTGATGGACAAACAATACCCTTATTTACTCTACCTGTTGTTCCTATTTGTTTTGTTTTAAGTCCAATTTTATTACCTGTTGTTTTTGTTATAAAACCTATTTCAGTATCAAAATTATTTATTTTACCCGGTTTTGGAACAATACCAGCACCTTCTTTACCTTGTACTAATTTAATTTTATTAATAATCTTAATTAGTATTGGTTTTATTGATGTATTTTTCAAATTATTTTCCACTTTCCAAATATTTTCTTCTTCATCAAATAATAGAAAAATAAATCCAGGTGCTATTTTATTTTTTTTTTTATTAAAATCCGCTATAACAAAAGCTTTATTTTCATCTTGTTCAATAATAAATATTTTCAATATGGTTTTCATTTTTTCAATAAAAGTTGGGTCAATATCTGATTCAATATATAATGAATTTAATATTTTAATTTTATCCTCTAATTTTAAAATTTCAAAAAGATGTAATAAAGCATAATCAATAAGTTTATCTCTATCAAGATTATTATAATTAACAAGATTATTAATGACCCATGATGCGTTTTTTATCCACGATTTCTTGGGAGACTTTTGTGGGTTATTTAATACTTGATAATTAGAAAATAAATTATTTAAAAGTTCGATATTATCAATGGTTCTTATTTTTCTTTCTCCTACTTTTCGTTTAATATCCTTAAGATTTATTTTAACAGATTTATTTTTAACATCTACAGGGCGTTTTCTTTGTAAAGTTGAAATATGAACATCTTCGATATTATTAGGCTGAAACGCGTAAAAATTTCCAATATTTATTAAATGTCCGACATTTCCTAACATATCAACTAATGTTTCACTCTTATCATTAATTAATGTATCTAATGCTACATCAATTTGTTCTCTTGAATATCTTTTACCCGTAACTTCAATACTTTTTATTAAAACTTCTTTATCATAAATGTAATGTTCTTTGAATAGATTTCTTATTCGTTGTAAAATTTTTTCTAAGTTCATAACAATAAAATTTTTATTATATGTAAAATTATCGACTTCTAATTCATCAATATCATCATCGTTTGGAGTACAATAATATTCACAATTCATAAAATCACATATTATACTATTGTTTTTATGTCCTACATCAAAAGTAATTTTATTATTATCTGATAATGTAAGTTCTACTGATTTATTCATTACATTGGCGTTAAATTCTTGTTGTGTTTTATTTAACATACAATCAATAGAATTTTCTTTTAATAATCTTGTTATTTTTCCAATATTAATAGATTTTTTCTCAGCGGTTCTATAAACATATAAATCAATACATTCTATTGTTGGGTCGGTTAATTTTGTTCCATACATGAATATTTCAACAGTTCTTTTCGTAAATGGTAATGCACAATGACTTTTATTTCTCACACCGCGACCAAGAATCTGGTCTATTCTATTGAGATTATACCAAGGTTCTAAAATATGGATTTGTCTAATATTTTTGAAATCTAATCCTTCTGAACCAGCTCTAGAAATAATAACAACCTTTACTTTTTCACCATTTGTATTTAATGAACTAGTAGCAGCTGCTAATTCAGTTTCAGTTTTAGGAGATAAATCTTTGTCTCCTGTAATCATAATATATTTTGCGTTTTCATTATTAATTTTAAAATTAGATACCGGAGGAGATTTAAATAAAGAACTTGTAGAACCATATCGGGTAATTCCTGCTTCTTCTAATGCTAGAGCCATTGGAACACATCCACCATCAATATAATTAGAATAAATAATAACGATCCCTTCACTTTTTTTTATTTTTTGAATAATTGAATACATTTTACTACTATATTTTTTTAAAGGAGATTCATCATCACCTACACTACTAAAAATTCTACCAAAATTATCTAATACAGATTTAGTATAACGTAAATTTTTCTTTTTGGAACTTCCTTCCATAACTCTAGATAAACCTGGTTTACCATAACAATATTTTACAATATCTTCCGTTAAATCAGGATTATTAGTTAATTTTTCATGAGGATAAGCCATATTTAATATTTGTAATGGTCCTTCTATATATTTCATTGGTATACCACTTCTTCCTTCATTTAAATGTGAGTTTTTTCTATTTTTATATGTATTTATAGCGTAGTTATAAATTTGTTCTTGTTCCGTTGAAAGTGAAGTCATAAATAAATCTAAATATTTCATTTGATTTTTAGTAAAAATTTTTTTTTCATTCATTTGTTTTGAAGGATAATTCCAAGTATCATTTTCAAGTAAATGTAATAAAGAATTAGGATTATTAGCATATTTTGGAAAAATCCTATATGGAAATGTAAATGGATTTTCACCAGACAAATAACTAACGTAACCTGTAAGTTTATCAATTAATAACCGTTTTCCCGAAGGATATAAATCCCCCTTTTCATCGAAAACATCTTTGATTTTAATGGGAAATCTTTTATCGTTTAGATTCATTAAATTTGTTAACCAAATAATTTCCTTTGAATTATTAAACATTGGAGTAGCTGTAAGCAATAATAATTTCATATTATCGGCATAAGTAACAAGATCTAAAAAGTTTCCGATAGTTCTTCTACTTTTAACATTATCTGTCTCTCCAGAACTATTATCCTGTGTTCTAATATTATGAACTTCATCTATAATAACAAGTCTATCTGAGAATTTTTCTTTAATTTTTTTAGACTTTTTTGATTTATTTTCAACTATATTATTAATTTGATTGGCGAATTCAATGTAACCAATAAATTCATAAGATTTTTTGATGATTTTTTTTATATGTTTTACAACTTTTTCTTCTGATAAATTTTGTATATTCATTGGATTTATTTCTTTAATAAATTTACTACCAGAACAAGCTTTAATGTTCCATAATCCATTTATACTTTTGAGTTTTCTTTTATCAAACAGTTGTAATTCGAAATTTTTTTGAACATTTGGAGTAGCAACAATAAGTATTTTTTTATTTATACCAAGTTGTTTATAATAACTTCTCATTTCTTCAGCTACACCAATAGCAGAACACGTTTTACCTGTTCCTAAACCATGAAACACAAGTAAACTATTATATGGAGTCTCAAACGACATAAAATTTTTAATGAACATTTGATGAGGTTCTAATTCAAATTCAAAATGCGGACTACATAATTTATCTGCCTCGTCTTCTAAATTTTCAATAAGATGTTTTTTTGAATACATTTTAGTATCTAAGAATTCCTTTTTCTGAGTTAATTTTTTAGTAAAATTAGGGTCTATTATATTTGGATACAATTGACTGGGTTTCCTTTCTTCAATAAAATTTTGTTTATTTTTTTCCTCAATACATTTTAATACTTTTTGATAATGAGCATTTCTTATAGTTTTTTTTTTAAGTTTTTCTTTATCTTCATCTAAAAGTTGTATACACGTATCATTTTGCTCTATTTTTTCTGGTTCATCTGGAATTTCTGTTAATTCCTCTAAATCTTCATCAGACGAACTATCTCTTTTAGTAAGTTTTGGGTCCTTTTCAGGTTCTTTTTCAGGTTCTTTTTCAGGTTCTTCTTCTGGTTCTTTTTCATTTTTTTTTTCAGGTTCTTGTATTTCTTCTTCGTCTTCTTCTTCTTCTTCTTCTTCACTTGATTCATCTTCTTTAATTTTTTTGGTTTTTATTTTTTTTATTTTTTCTTTATCTTCTTCACTTAAAATAAAATTACTTTTTCTACCATATTTAGGTATTAAATACTCAAAAATTTTAATATTTTCCTGTGTCCAATAATCTTTTCCTTTATTAAATTTTCTTGTAATAGGAGCATTTTTATCATTTCTTTCCTGTATAATTCTTAATTTCTTACCATCAGTACCATATATAACTTGTCCATCAATTTTAAATGCGGTTTCATGATGAGTGGATACTTTTTTTCGTGTTTTATTTTTCGACTTCGTATTTTTGGCTTTTTTTGTAGACATTATTAATATATTATGAGATTAAACTATATTTAAGCAAAACATTTTCAATATTCTTTAATAATTGTATTCGTTCTAAATTATAAGGTCTAATAGATTTAATAGATTCATCTAAAGACATCCATTTAAATTGACTGACTTCGCTTTTTTGGATATTACATGGAAGGTTAGAATTTTTCATATATCCCATAAAATATCGATGTTTATAAGATTTATAATTTGAACCGGTAAATATTTCATCGAATGGTATGAAATTTTTCACAAGTATAATATTATTTTTTTGAATACCTGTTTCTTCACTGAATTCTCTTAAAGCACAAGCAATATCACTTTCTTGGTAGTTTCTCCGTCCTTTGGGAAATCCCCATTCAGGTTCTGTCCAACTAGTATTACTATGTTGAATAAGAATTTCTAAATTAAAATAATTATCATCAAATAAATGAACACCTTCTTTTATGGACTTAAATTTTTCTCTAGAATTTTTCTCCTCACTTCTATATTGTATTCCACAAAAGTTTCCCCATAAGTCTTTCCATAACGTATCAAAATCTTTAGTCAATAAATTTGCTTTTTCTTGTACAGTCATTTCATTAATTATATTTTGTATATATTCTTTGTTGTATAAAGGATATTTACCTCTTAAAAATTCAACATATCCAAGTGTATCTTTTCTACAAATTAACAAATATTTTAAAGATTCATTTGATTTAGTAAAAGCTATAATACCATTACTTGTTATAGGTTTAGAACACTGATTATAACTATGGCCTGTTTTACCACAATTATTACAAAACTGATATGGATGTGATGTATATGAACTCATTTATATGTTAAAATCATTTTCTTTTTATATCCTTTCGTATATAATGAAGTTGAATCCAAATGTATGGATGCCACATTTAAAATTTACACTACAAACTATAGCTATAACATATCCTTCGAATCCAAATGATGTAGCAAAAAAGAAATATTATGATTTTATTAGTAATTTACCCGTATTTTTTCCATTGGATCCAATTGGAAAAAATTTTATGGATTTATTAGATAAATATCCCGTAACACCATATTTAGACTCGCGAATGTCTATGATGAAGTGGGTACATTTTATATTTAATAAAATATCTTTACAATTAAATCAACCAGTTGAAGAATTTTACGATAGTTTAGACAAATATTATGATGAATATAAACCAAAAGAATATAAAAATCGAGAAGTAGCAAAAACCCGTAAAAAATATATAGAATTTGCCGTGGGAACTATTTTAGTAGGGTTAATAATTTACCTTTATAAAAAATAATGTATTGTTATTGTATAATGGCTCGTAAAACTCGCCGAAGAACTCAAAAAAGAAGTCGTCGTAGTCGTCGTCGCGGTAAATCCGCACGCAAGAAACGCCGTAGCCGCCGTCAAAGAGGTGGTTCTGCTTGCTCTGCTTCAGACAGCCAACCTGCTGCTGTTGTAGAACAAGCACCTGTAATGGAAGGTGGTGAAGAAGCACCTGAAGCTCCAGCTCAACAGGGTGGTCGCCGTCGCCGCAAAACCGCAAAGAAAGGAAAGAAAGGTAAGAAAAAAAGAAAAATGAATGAATTTTTCAAAATTATGCTTAAATCTAAGAGAGCAGGTGCTGCTTCCTTTCAATATAAAGGTAAGACCTACAAAGGCCGTAAACATCATCGTTTAGGAATGGTTTACAAAAAGGCTTAAGTAATTTAAATATATATATTTTATTTGAAATATATATATGTCTGCTATAACAGAAGGTGGTCTTGCGACTAAGATAAGAAAACAAAGAAGAGAAAAGTTACGAAGAAGACGAAAGGCGTTAGATACTAAAGGTATGAATATTATTATGGATAATGTAGAACTTATGACGGAAGAAAAATATTTAGAAAATGTTATAATTATTGATGCTGAAACTGGTAAAGAAGGTCCACTTAACGATTTTAAATCTATTAAGAGCCAAATTTTAAGACCAGATATAATGAATTTAACCGAAGCCAATGTGATAGTAAATAAAGTAATTGAAAAAATATCAGCATCAAGTAGTGTACAAAAAATAAAAAGAAAAGGACAGCATAAATGGATAAATTGTACAGGGAGTTGTGTAAGACAATTAAGTGAACAAATACAGAGAGAAATAACTTCTACGGCATTCTTTCTTCGTATTTTAACGAATAGTGTTATTGATACAACAGAAGGCGAATGTCCATTGAAATTTTACTATGATAATCCAAAAAAAGAAGAATTAACTAGTGTATGGTCGAATGATCAAAAATATTTTAAATTAAAAAGATTAGATGAAACTTCTCCATTTGGAAGATTAATTATGGGATTAGGTCCAAGTGCGGCTGGTAAAACATTTTGGGCTGAAAATGTTATAAAACTTATTAGAAAAACAGATGATTTATTTCCTCGTTCATTTTTATCCATAGATGGTGGTTTAGTAAGAGAATTAAGTTATATTTATCAAGATATAATTGAGCATTTAGCATCACATGATGAAATAGATGGTCTAAATAATTTAGTAAAATCAGGATTTGATCCATTTCATACAAATCTATTTAGTGCGGGAGATGTTAAGGGAGCTATAAAAAAATATTTAAAAGAACAAAGTAATTTGTATACCAAAAAAATGAATATTCAAATGGACCAACATGGTCACAAACATGTTGAGGTTGCATCTCCAGTAAGCATTTATGTTCCTGAAACTTTGGGTAATCTTTTTAAAGATTCAGATAAGCAAATAAAAAAGTATGTAGAAATTACAGGAGATAAGAAATGGATAGGATTATATATATGGCAGAGTAAAAATCCAAGTAGCGAGAAAAAGTGGGTTAGTGAATTTAAACAAAAAAACTCAGGAAATCAAGATATTCAAAATTCAAATATAGAAGGATTATCCACAAAAATAAGTGGTGAGGGAAGAGAATTAACAGAAGGTAAAAAATATAGTGGTACTGCTTATCAAACATCAAAAAAACATGGTTATTTTATGTTAGCGAAAGCACCTGGTGCTAAAATCGAAATACATAATAGTGGAGGAAAATATATTCCAGTTAAAGGTAAAATACAAGCTATTACAGAAAAAAAAGATAAAAAATTATATAGTATAATTTTTGATGATGGAAAACTAGGAGAAAAAAGAACAAATAAAGATATTTATACAGAAGGTATGTTTTTGGGAACAGGAAATGAAAAAGAAAGAAAGAAATACTTAAATGAATTAAAAATAGGCAGTGATGTTCTAGCAAGAAAAGAATTTAATAAGTCAGTAGTAATAGAATATCCTCTTGCGAATAAAGACCAAGTAGAAAAGAAATATATCTTAAATAAAAAAATAGTTGAAGAATTAAATTCCATATACTTACAAAAAGAAATAAGTTCATTGGGTCAAATAGGGGGTCGAAAGACCCGGCGCCTTCGGCGAAAAAGAAAGAAGAGAAAAACAAGAAAGAGAAGGAAAAAAAGATAAGAATCTATTTTCACTTAAAAGAATAAAAACATTTAATTTAAATGGATACCGGAAAATTAGTAGTTTTAAAGGAACAAATAGAAAACTTAGACGCTTTTCATCATAATAAAATTTTAAAAATATTAATAAAACATGATATTAAATATAGTGAAAATAGAAATGGTATTTTTGTAAATATGAATTCGTTTGATGAACCTACAGTAGACGAGATAAATAAAATTTTATTATATATTACAAAACAAGAGAAAAGTTTACAAGATATTGAAACTATAAAGAAAGAGATAAATAAAGATTATTTTGAAAATGATAATAAAGACAAAAATACAGTTATATTAAGTCATGGTTCGTCATCATAAGAATATATCAGTTAGTTTTTTAAATTCATGTAAAAAATATGAATTTAATAACGAAAATATAAAAAATATTTTATATGTAAAGGAAATAGTAAAGAAACAAATAAAAAAGAAGAAAGTAATTGAGAAGAAAAAAGCAATAAAAAAAGATTTATTTATACCCGAAGAGGAGGATACATTATTTTGGTGTTATGTAATTTATAAATATGGATATAGTGAATATGAACTGAAACGCCAACAGAAGTATACAAGTCAAAGTGACCTTAAAATAAATTTAGTATATACAGTAAGAGAAAATAAGGAACTTTTAAAAAAATATAAATTGAGAAAAACAAAATTAGAAGAAAATTTGGTTAATGATAAAAAGATAAGTTTAGATTTATTTATGTTTTTGATTAGGGTTAACAAATTAAATTTGGTATATTTTGATGAAAATATATATTTTGAAGAGTTTCATAATGATGAATCAAATAAATGTGTAATTAAATATATTAAAGAAGAGGACAGGTTCGGTTTAATGGATATTAGTAATGATAAAATAGAAGAGTTAAAAAAAACAAAATTACAAGTTCTTAATTTGTCGAAGCCATTAAAATCTTTATCTAGTTATAAAGTTTTAGAACTAAAAGAGATATGTGATATCTTGAAAATAAACAAAATGAAAACATCGACAAAATGTAAAACAAAAAAAGATATGTATCAACTAATACAGGAAAAAATTAATTAAAATTGAAAAAAAAATATATAAAATAATACTATATTTTATATATAATGTCTCAAAAAGAAGAAGGACCTAAACCACATGAACTATTGAATTTATATATTGGATACTATTTGGGTAATGAAAAGAGGCGTAATGATGAATTAGAAGTCCGTTTTGGAACAAATCGATATCATTCGCTAACAAAGATAGATTTTGATAATATAATTGAAAAAATAAAATCATTGGGGTTTACTAGTGAAAATACCGAAGGTGTATATAACTTAAATATATCAAGTGAATATGATGATCCCAGGAGTGGTAGAAAAAAGATGGGGAATATTAGAACTAGTATTAAGTCTTTACCGGCTATTGAAAAATATTGTAAAGATAATACTTTAAATGAAGAGGTGTTATTTGAACAAATATACAATCGTAATGTTTCATTTCAACAGAAATTTCGCAAAAAGGTTAGAATAAAAGATGATAACGATGAAGAAAAAGAAATATCTCTAGCACCTATTGACTTTCGCGACTTTGAATTTAGAATAAATTATAAATCAGAAGTTAATTTAACACTTGAAAATAAAGGTAGTTTTAAAGTAAGAAATCTTTTAAACGATTGGTCTAATCAAAAGAAAACATTTAGATTAATAAAAAGATATTCTTATACAACATATAATTTACCATTTAGAATTGATTGTAGTATTGTAAAAACATCAAAAAAAAGAAAATATTTTATACCAGAATATACAGTCGAACAGTCAGAAGTGTTTAATAATCCTGAAAATTATGAAATAGAAATAGAACTTCTTAATGATAAAGCACGTGGTTATAAAGAAGAAGAATTAACTATAATGTTAAAAAATATTATTAAGGTAATATTGTCTGGATGGCAGAAATCTAGTTTTCCTATTTCATTTAAAGAGGAAAAAGATATTCAAAATGAGTATTTGAAATTGGTATATGAAAACAAACCGTTACCTAAAACAAGAGACGGGACAAAAAATAGACGAATAAGAACAAGTGATTTTATTGGCCCATCTTCAATAAGTTTAGAAGTATCAAATATAGTTCCAATAGATGGAGATTCAAATATACCCAATATTAATAATAAATATTCTGTTACCGAAAAGGCTGATGGATTAAGAAAATTATTGTTTGTAAGCAAAATAGGTAAAATTTATTTAATAGATACAAATATGAATGTTCAATTTACTGGTATGGTAACAAAGCATAGAAATATGTATAATAGTATAATAGATGGTGAACACGTTTTATATAATAAAGCAGGTGAATTTATTAATTTATACTTAGCTTTTGATATTTATTATAAAAATAAGGAAAATTTTAAGGGATTTCCTTTTATTCAAATGGAAGGATTAAAATATACAGATGAAAATATAGCAAAAGATAAATTTAGAATTAATTCATTAAATAAATTTGTAACTGCTATAGATGCTAATTGTGTAGTTTTGAATTATGAATCACCGTTAAAAATTCAAACAAAAAGATTTTATACAAATTTAGAGGAAGGAACAAATATATTTGATCAATGTAAAATTATTTTGGATGGAGTAAGTGAAAATATGTTTGAGTATGAAACAGATGGTTTAATATTTACACCTTGTGATAAGAGTGTTGGTTCTAATAAGGTTGGTGAAATTATTCCTCCAAAAAAAGTAACATGGAATCATTCCATGAAATGGAAACCATCAGAATATAATACAGTTGATTTCTTAATTTCAACAGTAAAAGACGGAGGAGATAATGAAGTAATTGGAAATATATTTAAAAATGGGTTAGATGTTACAGCAAATAACCAAATAGTTCAATATAAAACAGTTATATTACGTGTAGGTTTTGACGAAAATAAACATGGTTTTATAAATCCTTGTGCTGATTTAATAGAAGGAAATTTTCCAAAATATAATCAGATAAATGAAACAAATAAGTATAAACCAATGCCTTTTATACCTACTAGATATACTCCTAACTTTCCTATTTATGAGTGTCGTCTATTATTAGATAGTAAGGGAACTACTAAACAGATGGTAACAGAAAATGGAGAAGAAGTTATTGAAGATAATACAATTGTTGAATTTAGATATGATCCAACTCGTGATAAATACTTTCAATGGATACCAATAAGAGTCAGATATGATAAGACGGCGGATTTTAGAAAGGGTAATAAAAATTATGGAAATGCGTTTCATGTAGCAGATAGTGTATGGGAATCTATTAATAATCCTGTAACGATTGAAATGATAACAACAGGTAATAATATTCCTGATATAAGTGATAGCGAAGTTTATTATAAAAAAATTACAGATCGTCAAGATGTTAGAGGACTAAGAGATTTTCATAATAGATATGTAAAAAGAAAATTAATAGTTAATGTTAGTTCAAGAGGAGATACTTTATTGGATACTTCAGTTGGTAAAGCAGGGGATTTACAAAAATGGATAGATGCTAAGTTATCATTAGTATTTGGTGTTGATTTATCGAAAGATAATATTGAAAATAGAATAAATGGAGCTTGTAGCAGATATTTAAAAGCAAAAAAGAAATATAAGGTTTTACCTAGAGCAATGTTCTTACAGGCAAATAGTTCAAAAAATATTAAAAATGGTGAAGGGTTGTATAGTGAAAAGTCAAAACAAATAGTAAATGCTATATTAAATAATACCGGAGCAAGAGAAGAAGGTTCTTTAGGTAAAACGCCTTTTAAATTATATGGAAAGGGAAAAGATGGATTTAATATTGTATCTACACAATTCTCCCTTCATTACTTCTTTGAAAATGTAGAAAGCTTACATGGTTATTTAAGAAATGCTAGTGAAAATTGTAAAGTAGGTGGTTACTTAATTGGAACCTGTTATGATGGTAAACGTATATTTAAGTCGCTATCAAATAAATCATTTGGAGAAAGTATATTTGAAATGAATAACAATAATGAAGGTAAAATGTGGGATATTAGAAAGGATTATAATGATGAGGATCTTGAAGATAATGATAGTTGTTTAGGACACGAAATTAGTGTTTACATGGATACTATTGGTAAACGATTCACTGAATTCTTAGTTAATTTTGATTATTTAAATCAAATTATTGAAAATTATGGTTTTGTTCAAGCACCTATAAATGATATAAAAAAAATGGGATTTAATAAACCGATTGGTTCTTTTAGTGACTTATTCGAAAATATGGAAGAAGATGTTGAAAGTAATAAAATAAAGAAGGCAGATATAGGCGACGCATTATTAATAACAAGTAAAGAGAAAAGACTTTCATTCTTTAATAATTACTTTATCTATAAAAAGGTACATAGTGTAAATGCTTCACAAGAAGAAATACATTACACAGCAAAACAAGACAAATCTTTAGCCGATGAAGAAAAGAAACAAGGAGAAGGAAATGATGAAGAAGAAAGTCCTACACCAAAACAAGTGCGTAAAGTTAAAAAATATAAGAAAAAAGTTAAATTACCTAAGTAAATCATTTAAATAGAAAAAAATATATAATATAAATATGACATATTATATATTGCCTCAAATAGAATATGATATAAGACCATCAAATTTAAAATTAGTTTGTAAGTTAATTAATAATAATGATGGTAAATTAACTATAAGTTTAAAAAAATATTTAAATAAGATTAAGGGTCTGATAGATAAACATATTTCTCAGTGGGATAATACAAAAAAATATACAAACCCATATGAATTTATTCATACAAATATACCAAATACAAAAAATTCTATTAGTAAATTAAAGCCTATTTCTAGAGCTTTTTTTAAACTAATTGAAATTTATAATACACATCATTTACTACCACACAATGATATTCCATTAAAGTCATTTCATTTAGCAGAAGGACCAGGTGGGTTTATTGAAGCTACTACATATTTAAGAACAAATCCAAATGATAAATATTATGGTATGACTCTTATAGAAGATAAAAATATTAATATACCAGGATGGAATAAAGTTGATTTTTTATTAAAAAAAAATCCAAATATTGAGTTAGTTACAGGTGCTGATAAAACTGGTAATTTGTATAAAGAAGAGAATTTGAAATATATTATTGAAAATCATTCAAATAGTATGGATATTGTTACCGCAGATGGTGGCTTTGATTTTTCAGCAGATTTCAATAAACAAGAACAATTAGCATTTAGATTAATTTTTACTCAAGTTATATATGCCCTAGTTATGCAGAAAAAAAATGGACATTTTATATTAAAAATATTTGATATATTTGAAGATTGTACCGTTGATATATTATATTTATTGAGCACTTTTTATGAAAAAGTGATTATAATGAAACCTTATACAAGTAGATATGCTAATTCAGAGAAATATGTAGTGTGTAAAAGCTTCAAATATGATAAAATCGACGATCTCTATCCAAAATTTATAGGAATATTAAAATTTTTTAATGGATTTGATTTTAGCAAGTATAAAGTTAAATCAATATTAGATATTCCAATTCAAAATTATTATATTAATTCGATAAATGAAATTAATGCTATATTAGGCCATCAACAAATAGAAAATATTTTAAATACCATTAAAATTATAACACATAAAGATAAAAAACAAGAAAAAATTTATAATCTAAAATGTCAGAATGTTACAAAATGTATTAATTGGTGTATTAAAAATAATATACCATATAGCAAAAGTAATATTTCATCAAATATATTTATTGGCGATAGGGTAAATAAAAAAACTCATTAAAATATATATATGAATAGACAAGATTATATATATTTACATCATATAGTAAAAAATGCTAATTCTGAGATTAAAAAAATTAGAAGAAAATTTAATAAGGAAAAAGCTAAAATACTTAAATTAAAACGTGTTAACAAAACTAGAAAGAAAAGACGTTAGAATATTATTTTTTTCCTCCACATTAATGATGCAAATGTAGGTTGTAGATAGTGATACTTTTTCTTCTTCTTTCTTCTTTTTCTCTTCCTTGATTTTTTAATACGAGGTTCGTATATCTTTTTAGCTTTATATTTTCTGTATACACGCTGTATTAATAATATAGCTTGTTTATGTATTTCAGGTATTTTATCTCCTTTAACCCTAATATACAACTTTTTAGCTTTCACATAATCGTCCCAGTGTGTGGTCCCCATTTTTCTATTACAAGATCCACATATAGGTAGTAAATTACCTATTTCTATTTTACCTCCATCATTTTCAGACAGTATATGACCTGCCTGAAAAGCATTATAACTTGTAAATGGTGTTATCCTTTTAGATTTACAACAAAAACAAAGAGATTCTAAGTGATTACCTACATATGTTTCCCAGATTTTAAATCTCATTTCAGGTGGTATTTTTTGTTTTGGTGGTTTTTTTATAGAGTCAGCATTCCATCTATTTGTATGTTTATTTA